TTGAGAGCGTACACCGATGTCTACATCCCAAGCGGAGAGTTCTTCCCCATCAACCAACTCCTCAATCCCCAAGACCCTAATATTCCGACCACTGGTTCTGTCGAAAGGAAAGATGGAGTACCTTTGGGAACACTTCAGCCGCTACCCCCAGGCGTTCGACGACGTAATCCCACGAACATTCAATGAGTTCAAAAATGGCCTGATGGCCCCAAATAACCAATTCTATGAATTCGTCCAGGGTGACGAGATCATTGGGTTCGCAGCGGCAACAAACGTCAGACCGTGGCTTGATGCAGGCTTACACCTCATCATGTTCGACAAACGCCTTCGAGGCAGGGAGCCCGTCTTTTTGGCCGCAATGTCAGACTTCATGTACCGAGCACAACTTCGTCGCCTTACGATTCAACTTCCAGAGGACAACAAAACGGCGATCAAGCTCGTCGGGCGTCTTGGCTTCAAACTCGAGGGCATAATTAGAAAGGCGCATCTGCGAGATGGAATCTACAGAGACTACCACGTCTTTGGACTCTTGCGAGAAGAGCTTCAGGATCTCTACAGCCACGGAGCACGACCTGGACCAGCTGGGGGAGATGGGCTACCTGTTCGCGGAGCTGTACGGGAAGAACCTGATGAAATTCCGAGCGAGCGTGTTCACGAAGAAGATGAAGGAGTTCATGCAGGCTGGCCAGGGAATAGTGCTGTGCCTCCACGAGAACAAGTGGGACCTGAGGGGGGCGATAGCGGGCGTGATGTATGAAAACGTATTCGACGGTGAGCCTTGCGCCACCGAGCTGTTCTGGTACGTATGGCCTGGTGCTCAGAAGGGTGCTGGCACGGCGCTTCTCCAAGCGTTCGAGGAGTGGGCACGCGGTCGGAAGGCTACGCGGGTCACGATGGCGTATATGCACCATAATATGCCGGAGCAACTCGCGGCATTTTACGAGCGTCGTGGATATTCCGTATTTGAGACACACTACGTGAAGATGCTATGATCCCGTTCGTCTACATGATCGACGAGTTCTTCCCGGACTACGAGTTCGAGCTGGTCCAAGCGTATGCTCGCAACTTGACTTACGGCCCCGTGGAGGCACCCTTCGACCACGTAACGTACCCAAACATCTCGACCGCGGTGCCCCCTGTCGTGCTGGAGCGGCTAGCGCACAGCATGACGTGGCTCCTTGGCTATAAGGTGATCCCCAAATACAATGCTTTCAGGCTATCTCCACGCGGCTCGAATCCGCCGCAATGGGCACACTCCGATGCTGAGGTGTCTCGTTACGCGTTCTTCTGCTACATCAACCCGGGGCCTTCGGCCACAGTGCTGCTCGAGCACCGGGCCACAGGGATGCGAACCCACCCAAAGACGGCTGAGGAGCTGCAGGCGTGGCAGGCCGATTATGACAATGAAGATGCGTGGCGCGCCGTTGGGGTATTTCCCGGCGCCCCTAACCGGGCACTCGTGATGCAGAGCGATCTGATTCACGCGGCAGAGCCAAGGCAAGGGTATGGCGAGGACACAACGGATGCTCGCCTGATCCTGCTTAGCTTCTTCGATTAGGAGGTTGTATGGCAGCAATCACCGCGGCAGTGATAGGCGCCGTGGCCACAGCGGGCTCAATTGGATATCAAGCATACCAAGCGAGTCAAACTCCCACGGGGGCGGGCGCTAATCCCACGTTCTCGAAGCTCCCCCAGGACCCTGTCTCGAAGGCCATGCGTGAGTACTGGGCGCGGGCAGACATGACAAATGCGGCTGCAATCGCGCCAAGCCTTCAGAGTGTCATAGCGAGTGGGGGCGACATGAGTAAGGCGCGATTCCCACTCGTGTTGCCCGGGATGACGCCCAACGAGGCAAGTGCGCTTGGCTTCACGGGCAAGTACGGCGAGTCGATTCCCTACGTGGGCCAAGCTGCGGCTGCCGCAGGCCAAGCGCCGGGCGGTGGTGGAACTCAGCTTACGCCTGAGCAAACACTGTACATGGCCAAGGAGCGTGCCCGCGAGGCTCGCGCTCAGGGCCAACAGCCCGGTCCTTGGGCCTCTCAAGTCCTCAAGACCAGCCGCCGGCTTGGGAACGTGTCTGATCGGCTCGCGGCTCTTCAAGGAATTGAGGACCCGACACAACAGCAGCAGCGCAGGATTGATTTCCTCACCAATCGCCAGAGCAGACTCCAGGAGAGGCAAGCGGGCCAACTCCATGGGCCGCTTCCGCCGGGAACTAGTCAGGTACCGGGGAAGCCAGACCCATCGTTGTTGATGCGGCAGGGGGAATAGCAATGCCAGGACAATCAGCTGCTCCGTTGGGCCAGGGGGGGACGAGCAACCCGCTACAGCAGGCTTCGCCCCAGATGAACCAAGCCATTGCGCCTTACTTTGTGGGCGGGGGCCAGGCTGCGACGAACTACGCGAACATGATCAGTGGGTATGGCCAGCAGCTCAACCAGTTTGGACAGCAGAGCAATGCCCCGGCCTTCCAAGACATGTTCAACAAGTACCTAGCTGTGACGAACAAGAGCGCGAACGAGCAAGCGTCCCAGATCGGCGAGACGCTTGGCTCGAGGGGCGCCCTTTACAGCAGTGCAAACCTCGCGCAACAGGCTAACCTGCGGGAACGAACGTCGACGGACCTCGCGAGCAAAGCCGCGGAGTACCAGACTCAACTCGAGCAGGAGCGCCAGCAGGCCCAACAGGTGTACAACCAAGGTGCGGGCCAGCTCATGGGAGCGCAGGCGGGTCTCGCGACGGGCGAATACGGGGCGCGCGAGGCAGCGATGGGCCGGATGTATCAAGACTATCTACGGCAATCGCAGGTGCCTGGGTTCACCGCAGCGGGCCTAGCGTGGGGAGCTAACCAGCCTGGGGCAGGGAGCTACGCGCACTAATGCCAGTCATCGATCTTGGGGCGGAGCAGCGGCGGCGAATTGACTCGCTGATGGAGCAGATGTACCGGAACCAGCCGGACGATCTGAGCCGCGAGATTGATAGGCAGGCCGAGGAAGCTGTTCGCGAGGCTAACGAGCGTCGGTTGGAGCGCGCTACACAGGCCCAGATAATGCAGGGCCAAGAGCGCGTGAGGCAGGGCGCTGAGCGAACGCGAGCGTATACGTCAGCGGAAGCAGCCCGAGAGGCCCAGGAGCGCGAGCAGATTGAGCGTGCGAAGGAGTTAAGCGGTAGGCAGGAGCGCGAGCTTCAAACACGTATCCCGGAATGGCAGGCCGAAACTGAACAGCACAAAGCTGAGACGGACCTCGCGCGCCAGCACATTCTGCAATCACGGGCGGAGGCTGGCAGGATTGGTGCCGAGACAGAGGGCCTCCGGCAGAAGCAGAAGAGGGAGATGGATGAGGCCCTCGTGCAAGACTCGCGAAACACTGTGAACTTTGCAATTGCGCAGGCTCAAGGGGGACACCAATTTACGCCGGACGAGACGAAGGCTGTCGAGTTTGCCTTCCAGCACCTGAGCCAGGATCGCTTCTACAACCTCCCGAAGAATCAGGACGGAACGTGGCAGTTCGATCCCAAGACTGTGGCTCGTGACTACCCCGTCATGGATAACAAGGGCTTGCCCTCGACTGACTTCGCGAAGGGTATTCGGGAGATAAACAAGGCTCGCACGCCATTCGCACAGAAGCTTCAGGACTACAACGATATACTCAAGGATCCAAACTCTACAGAGGAGCAGAAGCGACTCGCGGGTCTAGACGTGTTCAAGAATGCTCAGCCCCTGATGCCACAGATCGAGGCGGGCCTGGTGCAGCGACTGCTAGATGCTGGTGAGGTAGACTCCGGTGTGAACCTGATGAAGTGGTTCCAGACCAAGGACGGTGGGAACAAGCCGTTAGACAAGCCAAGCGCTAGCGCGATGAAGGATATGAATGACCGGATGGGCATCATCCAAACGCAGAACGAATTGCGTGACATGTGGCACTTCATACGGCAGCAGAATTTGTACCCAACGGGTGCCATCCGGAAGCCCATCTTGATGATGCTGAAGGAGATCGGGGAGTCAAATAGGTACGTAGACTCGTTCAACAAACTCCTGAACACCCAGGTCTCCCAATACATGAACCTCATGCATGGAAAGAGGTTCATGGAGAAGGAGATGGAGTTCATTCAGAACTCCCTGCCTAGCTACATGGACTCGGCGAACGTATTCGAGACCGTTTTGGATTCGATGCAAGCTCACATGATTAAGGATGTGAGGACACGGGCGGGCGTCATGAGATCTTGGGGCTTCAGGACCCCTGAGGGGATAGACCCAATAGATCCCATTGATGTCCTCAAGAGGGGTGAGCAGTTGCCAGGGATAGAGTCCGACAATAGCTACACCCCGCCTGGTATGTCGAGGGACCACGCGTTAGCCATCCAGAAACTGAGCGAGATCATGCAGCGGAGGGGCCAGAGCGTAGGTGGTGTGGGCTCCTTCCGTGGGTACCAGGGCGGCCAGCTGGGTGAGACTCCCGCGATTCCCCAAGATATACCTCCCGAGATGACGCCGCCCCCAGGAGGCGATGTCACAGGTATGAGTGACGAGGATCTGGCAAAGGAGCGGAAGAGACTGAGCGGAAGCGCGGTCGAGCAGTTCCTTGGTGAGGAGAAAGAGTAATGGGCCGCGAAGAGGATCTGGCAAGGCTGAAGCTGATCGAGGATGAGATCAAGCGGCGTTCACGTCAACTTCCAACTGAGGAGGCGAAGCCTAGCGCAGCTAGCGGCGCCTTTTTGGGCACCGAGGCAGAGTCGCCTGAGCCCTTTGAGCCCAAGGGTGAGAGTGGGCTGTCCAGGATCGCATGGAGAACACCCGCTCTCGTCGCTGCGTATAAGGGTGGGACAGCGGGCGCCAAGGCAGCCTACAACCTGACTAGTGCGCTCCCGACGCCACTCCCGGAGGCGGCTGGCGCAGTGGGTGGCATCACGGGCGCAGCCCTCTCTGCAGTGGGGGCACAGACGGCCCTCGAAGAGACGAAGCGACGCTTGGGCATAGGCAACACGTTTGGTGGGCCCGAGTCTGATTCGTTCAGTGAGTCCTTCGCGCATGGGCTAAGCGCGGGTACCGACGCGGCACTTGCGGAGACGTGGGGTCGGATAGCTGAGCCTATCGTGAAGGGCGTCGTGATTCCCTTCGCCCCCAAGTACACCCCCGAGGAGATGGCCACCATGCAGGACATGGCGGGTCGCTTGAAGGGAGTGTACCAGAAGGTGAGTGGTAGGGACCCAGCCCAGATTAGCTGGAATCCCTTTAAGAGGATGAACACGCCTGAGGGCGACATCGACGCCACAACGGCAGCCCAGAAGCTGCGCTCGGCGGGATTGGATCCGAGGGAAGCCCGCGCTATTGTGGCGGGCAATGCGATGACGGTGGGAGAGGCGACCAACAACTCGATATATCGCCTGTTCCAGGGCTTTGCGAACAACGCTTCGTTCCTCCGGACAGCCCTTGATCGCTTCAAAGGCACGCGGGGGAAGATGCTCCAGATGGCTGTCAACGATCTGGGCGACAAGTTTGGGCAGGTGATCCCGCTGGAGGACCTTGGGAAGACAATCTCCTCTGCCATTGATGGTGGCTTCCGGCCATTGCAGGCGGCGCGTAGGATAGCCATCAATAACATCGAGCTACCAGAGGGATTCATATTCAAAGATCTTGGGAGGGGCGTCCCGGCTTTGGGTAAGGGCCCGATGTCGTTGGTGGCCGGGCTGGGTAACAGCCCAACGTTCAACCAGGTCCAGCAGGTGCGTGAGTATCTGGGTGTCATGGCGCATGATATCAACGCAAGCCCCGACGCACAGAAAGAGGCGCTGGCGGCCGCCCAGATGCTGGATGAGCGTGTGTCGGCTCAGATGCCCAGCAAAGAGATGGCCAAGTTCTACATGAAGTGGTCGAGCGTTGACAACGAGATAAACGAAAAGCAATACAACTCGGACTTCGTCAAGGGCCTCATGAATCGCCAGGGCGCATATACCGAGTACGCGAACACTCTCCTTAGGAATAGGAATGCGGACAACTTCTTTCAGCTCGAGAAGGCGGCGGGACCAGATGTCGCTAACAATGTGCGAGCGGCTCTTTGGGCCAAGGTCACTAAGGGCGCAACGTCGAGGGAAGGGGAGCTTCTCCGCCCGGAGTTCATGCGCAATCAGCTGATGGAGGGCGGGCCGTTTGGTCGGAAGTTCCTCAACACAGTGATGGGCCCAGATGCCATCCAGGGGTACGAGAAGCTGGCTGATGGGATGGAGCTGCTGAACAAGCGGATGAAGGAATCGTTCAACTACACCGTGGGGCTTGGGCCATTGGCAACGAAGGTTGGTGCGGGTGAGGCCGTCCACGCACTGATGGGCCACACGACCACTGCACAGACTGCGACCATGATCGCGGGTCTCTTGTTCGCCCCGCCCGTGGTGGCCAAGATCATGACGAACCCGCATGCGGTGGACTTGGCGACCAAGCTGGCTGAGGGGGTGGCGAGGGGGCAGGGGCCAGAGCGATTGACTCGAATAGCTAGCTACATTGGGGAAGCGCTTGGGACCACGCCTGAGGAGCTGATAGCTACCAGCGGCGGGTTTGGCCTAGATAAGCTGCAAGCGGAGAGGAAGGAGCTAGAGGAGGGACGCCTCCCGTGGTGGAAGAAGGCGGCGGGGACGGCGAGCGACCTGATGAGCCAAGACTTGCAGAGTCAGTGGTACAACATCATTGGACAGAAGCCACCGCCCCCGACAAGTTATCGCTAGCCGATTCAATGGGCTGAAGCCCATAGCTAAAAGTCCCCCCGTGGATTAGCATCAGCGATCACCCACCATCGCCGCTATCCTCGGGGGGACTTTCGATGTTCTGCTTTCGCGCATGAGCACTGATAAGCAGGGTCTGGCCACCAGCACAAGTCGTGTTCTCCTTCCTCGCACGCTGGGCATTCTCCACTGATCTGAACTGGGATCGCCATCCCGAACTTTACGATCTCTATACCGTTGAATGGCTCCCACCGACATGGCTCGAAAATATCCTGCTCCCAGATCTCTTCGGGTATCTCTATTGGTCCGTCCATTAGAAGGGCCTCCCGCTCCAAACGTACATATCGGGCTTGTGGACATCACGGTCCATGAACCCCGACTCGATAAGTGTTTCTACGATATTCTTAAAGACGTCCGCACGACATGGATATACACTCCTAAGGAGCTCGGAGTGCCCAATCCTGACCCTGCGCTGTACTGTGGTTGCCGCTCGTGTAAGAAACTGCGTGTTGTTGTCGCCTCCAATCTCGTTAAGGGCATGATGCGTGTTCTCCTCCACAGTCTCCAGGGCAAGAAGACTAGCCTCCAGTTGGTGCTGCTCGATGACCTTACTGCCCGCCGCGCCCGCAAGAACCATGGAGACCCGTAGCAGGTGATCGTGCTTGCGGCCCCACATGCCCTCCATCCGCTTATCCGCGGGTGGCCGCATGTTCCCGTACCAGTCCACATACCACTCCCGCGCTGTCGGGTCTAGCGAGAACTCTCCCGCGAGCTGACCAACCGCAGCTAACTTGTTAATCAGCTCGAGCTTCATCTCGTGTTCTTCTGCCGAGAGGCTTGGCATCGCATTTCTGCGCGATGTATCGCCCTTATACACGAAGAGGACTCGACTGGCGAATCCATCCTCGAGTGCGCTCGGTGGTATGCCGCGACTAACACCATCAGGAGTAGTAGCGGCAATAATACAGAGAAATAGATCACTAAGGGTGACCTCGCCGCGGTTCTTAGTCTTGTAACTCCACGAGTCAGGGCAGTCGTACATGTCCGTAAGGATATGTATAAGCGGTTCACCATACTGCTGCTTCGTCAGGAAGACTGACAGTTCGCCACTGTGCACCAACACGTTGGGTGCAGCAGTGCCGCCTTTCGGGGGTCCGATCTCATCGATGAACTTCTCTGGAGTGATTTTGCCGCTAATGACTCTAGTCGTCGGAACCCCTTTGAGCAAGTTGACGCCAATATTGATGGCCGTAGATTTACGGCAACGGGCAGATCCGGCGACCAGAATGGTGAAGAGGTTGGGGTAGAGCCGATAATAGCCCCTCTCGATGTAGCACTTGCGGCCCATAGCCGCAGCGACCATTGTGATCCCGACCCATAGATGGAACTCGGCGGGGCTTTCTTGCTTCTCGGTGTACCGCAGGTACATGTCCAGAAATGACTCATCCATTATACCTCCACTTCGTGTAGGTCCCCCCAGGAATGGCCAGCCTTTAACTCCACCGGTATCGTGAACGTCCCTCCCCAGCTCGTCACCGGCGTCGTCATCGCATCGTTGAGGGCTACCAGGCTCGTGCGCTCGTCCTCTTCGGGGACTTCGCAGACTATGGAGTCATGTACTTGAGCGACGACCCGGTAGCCCTGGGCGACGAGGCGACGTACGCCGATGTTCGTGACGGTTACTATGCTCGACTGTGGGCGTTGTGCGAAAGCCTTGCGGTAGAGGTCTTCATCCATGCGATCCAGAAACAACCGACGGCGCCCAAAGGCATCGTGAATACATCGAGTAGGTCGTACCAGTCCGCGTATCCTTTTGTGCCACACGGAGCGGATCTCGGGATAAGATGCGTGGTATGATTCAATGAGAAACTCCGCTTTCTTCTTGCTACCCCAAAGCCCACGTATATCGAGATCCTCGATATTGATGCCTGCAAGACGAAGAACAATGATGAGTTTCTTCCACGCCATGCCATAATTCGAAGCATGTGTCACCGACTTAAATGTTTTGTAGACCAGCTCATCACTCTTAGTGATGCGCCGACCCATGACGCTTGAGGCAAACTCACAGTAGGGATTGATCCCATCATTTGTGTATAGGGCTTGCAGCGCTGGGCTACACGAGTCAAACGCGACGAACATAGCCTCCGCGCGCTTGAGATCTCCCTGTATTAAGATGTGGCCAGGACTCGCCACGAACATCTTCCTGGCCTTAAGCGGGATGTTCTGTAGTTGAGGGCCTTCACCTCTCCCTCGGCTACTTAGGCGACCGCTCTTGGTCCCGTGGATCAGGTAATTAGCCTTGTAGCGCCCATCTGCTCCAGTGTCGAGATTAAGGAAGCCAGACAGAAGCGTACGTCTCTCTCGCACATCAAGCACGCCTCGCAAAACGCCTGCGTGCTGGGGATAATCGAAGGCAAATGATCGGATGAGTTCCTCGTCAGTTGCAGGTGCTTGAGCCTTCTTAGTTCGCTTCTTGACTGGAAGCCTAAGATCTTCATAAAGCAGTCGTCGCAGATCAGGCCCTGAGCGAACGTTGATAGCAAAACCGACTTGTTGTTCGAGCACAAGTTGCAGATAGTCCCGCTCGAGCTCCAGACGACGCCTTGTAGCGTGCAGGGCAGGTTTGTCAATAACAAATCCTTCGTCCTGCATAGCCATGATTGGTCGGATGAGAGAGAGGATGTGTTCGTTGAAGTAGTCGAGCTGGTTGGTGTGCTTGAGCTCCGCAAGGAGTCCCTCGTACGCTTCGTACGTGAACGCCGCGTCCTTGCAGTTGTACTCCCACCGATTCTCTTTGATCTCATGTTTGTAGTACGGCTCCTTCGTGTATATGCTTGTTATGAACCCGAGGTCGTGGTCGAACTCTGGGTAGAGGAGATGATGCGCAAGCATGGTGTCGAAGTAGATGTGTGGGAAGCGGAACCCGTACCGCTCGAGACGGGTGAGATCGAACTGGATGTTCTGGCCAATGATTCGAGAGGTGTGAAACTTATTGTAGAGGCGACGCCAAACATACGCGAGCTCTGAAGGGCTGAGACGACCTCCGATAAATGGGATACAGATTGCTCGCTCGGCATCGTCACTGATACCGACACAGTCAATAACCTCGAACCCGATTGTCTCGATATCCACCGAAAGAGGGTCGCCAAGACTGTCGATATACTCAACAGCTTGGACAAGGGTGGGGTCGATGACAAACTTACGCGGACGCGTACGGATGTCTGTAAATAATGCCTCATGTCTCGCCCTTCGGAGATCATGTTCTATGATGTACGTGATCGGGTACTCGCGGAGTGCGTGCGCCGTATGATATGTTGGTAGCACTTTGCGACCGGGCAGTAGACTGCAAGGTAGGACAGAACCGCGCCACTGCTCAATGGACGACTTGCCAGTAAGTGCGTACAGTGCCTGCGCTCCGAGAGCAATGATTGTGGTGGCAGACGTGCGGGCAATCTCGTCCCGCAACCCAGGCAACGCTTCGTCGATCTCGCCCGGCGTTGGGACGCTGTGGGCATCGCTATAATCTTTGCGGACATTTGTGACGTATACCTCGCTGCGAGGTATGCCTAACAAACGCCAGAGCATATCTCCGCTAGGCCCCGTAAGGGGCATCTTCGTGAAGCACTCATCGCGCCCCGGGCGGGCCGCCACTATGGCTATGGTGCCGTAGGGCGACCCGCTTGGGGGGACGATTGTTCCGTCAAGACTTGACAAGGAACTTACCTGCTACGCAGAACTTGGCCCTAATCGACCGGTGCGTCAGCGCCGCTATCAGGCTCAGAATCATCTGGCGCTTGGTCAGCCTCCGCCTGAGAAGCCAGATCACGCGACACGCGATCCACAGCTGAGCGCCAAAAGTCTGCATGCTTCTCGATTCCCATGAAGCGGCAATCGAGCTGCGCCGCTGCAACCAGAGTAGAACCCGATCCGGCGAACGGGTCCAGAACGAGTTCGCCCTTGACGGCTGACGCTTCGACGATGTGTCGCATGAGCGCGACGGGCTTCTCAACGCTGTGGATTTTCTTTGAGACTGTATCATACTTGAGCACGTTGTAGGGTTGAGGCTTAACCAAGCCGCGCCCGCGGTTGATCCAGAAGCACGGCTCATATGTGTAGATCCAGTTCCGGCTTGGGTCCCCGATTCCGCTTGTTTGTTTCTGCCAAATGATGGGCGTTGCTTCGCAGGTGCCGAAGTGCTTGCGAAGCATCAGGTACACGGGCTCGTACCTGGTCATGTGGAAGAAGACGTATGCGTGGCCGTCTGGCTTCAAGACCTTCGCGGCGTGCATGAAGACTTCGTCCAGCATGTCCATGATCTCTTTGGGATTGTCGGCGTACATCGTGCCTTGGGAGGCAGCGAACTTGCTCGAGCTGACCGGTGCCCCTTCACGGTACATCCCGATGCCGTAGGGCGGGTCGGTGACTATCAGATCCACCGATGCCGCCGGGAGATTCCGTAGCACGTCCCGAGCGTCCGCGTGGTAGAAGACGCCGAGACCCTTCCATAAGGCTTTGCGGATGGCCTGCCTTTGAATACCAGTTGCTTGAGCGGGCTCATCGTCGTCGAATGGTTCTTCGTCTTCTTCAGGATGTGAATCTGTAACAGATGTTTGTTTCCGTTTGGCGAGCTCTGCTCGGAGAGCCGTCTCCTTGAGCCTCCGGTACCTTTTGAACGCGGCACTCTTTGTCTTCTCCTCTGTTAGTTCAGGATACTCGTAGAGGCCCTTTGCAAGAGTGAGATCCATACTAATAGATCCACCGGATCGGTCAAGTTCACGAGCAGCGTCCTCGATACCGTAGCCTCCATTGCTAGCGAGAGCACTTCCTTTGTCTCCATAGCGAGCTTGCTTGGCGGTATAGAGCTTATAGAGGCCAAGTACTTCTTCGGGCCACTCAAGGTCCTTGCGGCGGATGTTCTCTTCAAGTTCCAACTCCTGGCGTGTGATGTCATCGAGCTCGGCCATGCGCCGGTAGGCTATGTCAACGCGCCCGAGGTGCTGCATCGCGAGGACTCGGCGGTGCCCAGCGATGAGGTTGTTCCTTTCATCGAGGACGATGGGTGTCATGAGACCGAACCGTGCGATGCTGTTGGCGAGCGATTCGATGTCGCCGAAGAACTTGCGCATTCGGTTGCCGACGATCACGTCCTTGATGGGGATTGTTTCGTCCATGCGTTCCTCCTTTCGGTGAAGAATGCCCGGGGGCTGCCGGTGGAGGGCCACGCTGGGGGCAGCGTGTGGGAACCCCCGGGCACTCAGCCTATTACGCTACGGTGTAGGGAGGCCCGACCTCTGCCCGGACGGACTCGGGATCATTCGGGTCGGGCTTATGGTTGACGGTGACGAACAGTTCGTGGCCAGGGAAGTCTTCGATAGAGAAGCCGTTTGAGTCGTAAGGAATGCGGGCCTTCTTCACGAAGAGCTTCATGTTCCACATGGCCTGCGGATGGAAGCTAAGCGTCAAGAACAATTGACGCTTCTCGTACTTCGCGCCGGCCTCGAGGGGAGAGAGGCGAACGTCGATGTACGGGTACTCGCTCCCATCCTTGTGCTTCTTCTGCGCGGACTTGACGCGGACCCTTTGGAGTCCGGCTGGGATGGGATCGGTCCCATCGTCTACGTCGTCCAGGTTGATGTTGATGAAGCCTGGCTCGTCACTCATTGGTCCTCCTTGACGGCTACCGCCGTCTGTGAAGGGGGCCGCTGGCCCCCGTGTCAGCGAGCAAAGACTCCACTGCTTACCAACGTGATGGGCTCTAGTGTGCCGCTAGTGCGGGCGGCCACACCATCCAGGGTGACGGTCTGGATCTGGTACTTTCCGGATCGATCTCGTCCTTTGAGATACCAGCCTTCAGAGAAGAAGCGTATGAGATTATCCCCAAGCTGACCCGCCACCGATGGCCTAACCACATCGATCTTCGTATCCTCGTCTGTGCGGCGCTTTTCATGAGCAATGACGATTCTATCGCAGGGTAGATTGAGGAAACCGGAAACATATTCCATCATCCCCGCTAGGTAGATGCCCCACAACCGCTCGGTCATGAAGCTGACGCGATGGGTATACATGAGGAGACGGGTCCAATGATCGCCCACTGCTGTAAGCGTGTCCAGCACTACGCAATCATAGGGAAAAGTACCGCTCCGGCCCTGCTTTAAGAGCTCGTTGGTTTGAGCAACTAGCTTCTCATACCCAGTGGGCTTCTTGCTTGGGATGGTTCCTTGGCCAACGTTCTTCGGATCGGGTGACCAGGGGATCTCGATGCGATCTGGGTTGCCAAGCGTGTCATGGGGTGACCACACGTCTATGTGATCTGGGTGCATGAGGTTCTGCATCTCGTGTAGCTTCTGGTCCATGTCGAGCCAGAGCTTGTGCTTCCCAGGATGCATCGCGGCGAGAGTGGTCTTGCCGGATCCGGGTGGGCCATACAGAAGATAGGAGCGACCGCCGATCTTCGTTACGTTGGTGAGCTGGTAAATCTCGTCACTCATCGGTGCTCTCCTTCCGGGGCTCCCAGGGCTCGACGCGGTAAGCGGACTGCTTGAGGGTTGCGCGAGTGTTCGCACCGCTGATGCAGAGGGGATAGTATTCGCACATGCGGTTATAGGCTGAGCACGCGAATGGGGCGGACTTGGGGAAGAAGTGGTTGGCGCGCATTTGTTCGATTTGGTCTGCGAGAAAGCGGACTTGAGCTTCCCATCGGTCAAACTCCTCGGGCGTGCGTTGGGTGTAGATGCGAGCGAAGCTGCTGTCGTCTATCTTGGTCGTGATGCGCATGGCATTCGCGAGGGCGTTGGTGACGGGCACGCCGAACTTCTTGGCGGCGCCCATCATGTAGCCCGTGAACTGGCCATTGAGTTTGAAGGACGAGTCAAACATCATGCCAAAGCGGGTCGTGGTCTTATGATCCACAACTAGAGGCACGCCATCCCAATCGACGAAGAGATCGATGCGGCCGATGTATGTGAAGTGTCCGAAGAAGGGGAGCTCGAAGGGAACCTCGACGGCTTTGATCTTGAAGGGCTCGCGCCGCCACTTCCCGACGTATTGGACGAGCAAGTCGAGCCCACGGTCGATGGTGCGTATCTCGCGGGGATCTTCGGAATCATCTTGGTAGTTGCGGAGGAATGTTGCGGCCATGCGTGGGATGGCCCCCGCTTTGCAGCGGATACAGCCCCGCTCGCAGCAAGGGCACGGCACCTTGTCGAAGGCCGTGCCCTTGTAAAGAGTTTCGAGGGCTGAGTGGATTGCTCCGCCGAACATGAGGGCGGAGTCGCGCTTGCGTTCTATCGCAACGAGATGCTCCTCGAAGCGGTAGGCATATTTCTGGGGGCAAAGCATGAAGGTCTCGAGTTTGGAGTTATCGAGCCACCAGTCGTTGTCCATAGTGACCTCATTCTGTGTCAAGGACCTCACGGACCTGGTCGATGTTGTCGTTCATATCCTCTACGCACTCGGCGCAGATAGGCCCAAGGCGTGTGGCGATCACGAGGGGCGCGACCTTGCCGCACGCTTCACAAACCTCTAGGTTCGTGGAGTTCAGGCGTACGAAGAGTTGGGTCGCGAGCCACTCCATGTCGAACATGGGCAGCTCGACGTGGCCTGTCCAGTCAAGGTGCTCCAGCTCGTTCATAATGCGACGGCGGGTGAGCATGGGGGCGACCCTAATCCTCACCGAAGAGGTCGTCGCGCCACGTCCGCTTGGCTGGGTCTTTCTTCGGGCGGTCATCTAGTCTGCGTGGAACCTTGGGCTTCTCGCTTGGGACGCGAGTCTGTTGGAGCTGGGTGATTGCGGCGATCAGTTCGTCTTCGGACATTTCATCTATGGTCTTTGGCATAGGCGCCTCGTATGTGCCCGGGAATTATCCCCTCGCTTTACCCGGACGTCAGGCGCTATGGCGGTGCGTGGACACCGTGAGGGGGCCTCCCGCGGCGCATTGCGTGTTTTGGCTAATTGACGCAGTGCGCTATAGGCCGAGGGATTCGAGGTACTGGGCGCGCTTGCGCTCCTTGGGCTCGGTGTCAACGGACTTCATGAGCTTGGCGCGCTCGACGCCCTGCAGGTACACAACGTGGGCGTTGATAAACCTGCGGAAGACTGCGCGCTCGCCCAACAGGGCGACAGCGTCACCGATGGATGCGGGCAGCTCGGCCTCGAAGTCCTGCTCGGACTTTTCGTCGCCACCAGCCTTGGTGGAAACCTTGAGGGTAACGGTCTTGACCTTCGCGTTGTGCTTGTCGGGAACAGAGATGTCTGCCATGTGTCCTTGTCTCCTTCTTTCGTGGATTAGGTTGTGCGTGCTCTTGTCCAGCACTACTAGGTTGGACGAGTCGTTGTTGAATGGGTTGCCGTCCTTGTGGTGTACTATCTCATGCCCTCGCAGCCTCCTTCCAAGCTCAATTTCAGTCAGTTGCCTGGCGTGGCGGTGTGCATAGACGTCTGCTGTCGATCCCCTGATTGTCGACTTGAAATATCCCATGTTGGACCCTTTCTATGCACTTTAAAAATCCTACCATCGGGCCACCCCTTAACACTGCAAGGACGGTGCCATCCATTCCGACCCCTGTTTTATGGGATGTAGGCCTTGATAGCTGCAGCCTGGTCACGCAGAGCTTGCTTGAGCTTGGTCACGTAGGGACGAAGGACGGCGTGCCCGACGATGGTCGGGTCGTGGGCAAGCTCGGGGGTTATTTGGTATTCCCACCAGAGGGTGGGACGTGTGACCTTACGCCGGACGACCACGGCGCCCGTGGCGCTGGTGCGTAGCGCAAGGCGAAGCTGGGCCATGATCTCCTCGCGAAGGAGATCAAGGCGCAGCTGGATTTCAGGATTTATGAGGGTGCAGAGAGCTTGCGCGAGGTGGAAGAGATCGATCTGAGCCTGGTCAAAGTGCCGCCGGGCGTCTTCGCCCCCGTTGCGGCCAGGTGGGTGGGTGTAGCGCTTGGAGAGGAAGTAGAAAGAGTTGAGGAGAGTTGATAGCCGACGTTCATCATGGTTCAAGGGACCTCATCCATGTGTTGCTCCCACCTCCACGTCCACGTCCATCGTCGGGTTGTGCTTTCAAATGATTGAAGGGGGGCGCGGACGCCCCCCTTCGGGTTCACTCTTCGCTATCGCGGCGGTGTCCCGCGAGTATTCGTTTGCCCTCCCTTGTGAGTGCCCCAAACCAGTCGATCAGGTGGCGGAACCGGCAGATTTGCCGCACGACTGTCTCGAGATCTGGGGGCTGTGGTTTGCCATGGAGATACGCTAGCTCCTCTGGCATCAGTACGTTGCTTGGGGCGCAGTCCCACCGGTGAGCGTCCATGAAGCTATGCGGTACGAAGAGGAACATGGTACGCCGCCTGCCCTTCACGACGGGCAGGGCGGCGACCACGCGACTGGCGGTGATGGGAACACGCTTCCTAGGTAGGGCTACGCACTTCAGCTCTTTGGTGTCCATGAGTCGGTAGCGGATTCGGTTGGGGCCACTCAGCGTGGCCCCGATGAATTGGACCTCGCGGACATCGCAGAGCCACACGTAACGGCCCTGATAGTACAGCTCCTCACACACGCGTGTGAGGATCTCGCGTTCACGGGCGGTGCCGTGACGCTGGAGACGATAGGCTCGTAGAACCATCTAGACCTTGTGGTAGTGGACACTGCGGGCGTGTCCGGTTTTCTTGACCTTCTTGTCCTTTATGAGCTTTTTGAGGGCAGGGTATATTGCGTAGGGCGGGATCTTGGTCTGCTTGCTCAATTTGCTTGGGGTATCGCATCCCTTCTCGATGAGACCCAGCAACCGCTCCGATGGGTCGCCCCATTTTTGCTGCGCTTTGGTAGTGCCGCGCTTGCCGCGCTTGCGACAGTAGGTCCGCTCTAGCATGGCGCGATGCTTCTCGCAGAGGTCAAGCGGTATGACGCGCCGGCCGTTGCGGAGTTCGTAGCTTGCGACCGCGTCCCTTTTTGGTTCGCGACACGGATCGCAGACGAGGACTGTCCGTTTTTGCTTCATTTAATCTGACCTCCTTTTTGGCCTCGATGAGCGAGGCCCAGGCGTCGCTGCGCCTGTTGCGGACTTCCGTCGACTCTAGGAACTTATCGTAACCGGCAGAGTGATCGTAGCTTCTCGAGAGGAGACCACGACCGTTGGGTGAGCGAGTGTCGTAGCGAATCCCACCACATCGGGCACACACAAGGCGGACGCGGTGGGCGCCGTTCTTGAGTACGTAGATGGGCGGCTTGATTTGCCACGGGTGGTTGATCGCGCTGCATTCTTCTATCGCCATCTTGCTCCTTTTGTACGGCGCTGTGCGCCGGTTGGGGCTCGTCAGACGAGCCTCGTTTCGCTCTGAATGTGGAACCGAAGGCCGGTGAGTCGCTCGAGCATTTGCTCGAGGACCTGGATGTCGGACACGTCCTTCATTGAGATTTGCATGGGTGGGAGTTCCTTGACGCCCTGAATGTAGTGGAGCGTCTTCGCTCCCTGCTTGACGATGATGTTGAAGCGCAGCGTGGGGTCGTCTTTTGGCATCTATTGCATCTCCTTCTCTTGTATTAAGCGGAGGATGAGCTTGTGACCAAGTGAGGCTTGCTCCTCGGTGGAGTATCGCCAGCTCTCTGTGCGTTCGTTGGGATCCTCGGGATCGGGGAAGTCAAGCACGGCCTTTTGGTGGAGACCGAATCGCATGGTCTCGAAGATGATGGGTGGGCCGTGCATGAGCCAGTTGTGGTCTATGCCGAGCCACACGGTAGATAGGCGACTGGCGATGCACTTGGTCGTAGGCGGAAGCTCGTCGTGGGCTATGACGGCGTAGTCCCGGTCCTCGAAGAGGCGAGCCCACTCAAACATGTCGAGGGGCTCGCCTTTGCGACCATAATAGATGTGCCTCTCCATGGCAAATGGTCTCCAGGTCCGTCATCATGACGTTCCAGATGGCCCGAGTCTGCTCGGGCGTTAGGGTCATGTAGCAATCCTCGTCGACGTCTAGGACTTCGTATTCAAAGACGATCTCATCACTTGCGAGGATGTAGTGGTCCCGGACCTGAATAATTACTGGGTGACCGTCCAGAGTGGTGTTGATCTGATACGGCTTGGGCGACTCGATCATAGGAGCAGTTACCCTTGTCTATGCGCAGGACGAATGCACATTTTTCGTTTGGGCAAGCCCAAGCCTTGAAGATGACGGATGAGCCCTCGGCTGCGAAATCACTCAGTGGTAGTAGACTGTACTTGGTGCACTTCGGACACGTCGGTAGTTCCATCTGCCTCTCCTCCCATCCCCATGATGCTGTCCAAGTCGCCTTGGAGTGCGGCGGGCTCCTTTGGGGGCCCGGTTACTAGGACGTTCATTGCCTCGCTGAGGTGATGATAGATGTCGGTCTTCCACTTCTCGAGCTTGATATCCTGGACGGGATCGTCCCGGATTGCGCCCAGCGCCGCTTGGATGTGAAAACTGGCCTGGTTGATGCCGGGTGTGTTGGGGCGGCGGGCGAGAACTTCGTGAGCCCTTTCGATCAACTCATCCTTGGTGGCGTGGGGCACGAATTCTTTGGGATCGCGTTGGTGTGTGTTGAAGATCAGCCTTGCCATGTCACTGGTGCCTCCTTCCTGGGCACACGTGGAGATCGGGTGGGCCGCCGCAGAAGGGACAGCGCGTGATGCCCGCTGCGCGCATCTGCTGTTCCTTGAGATAGGCCGCAAGGTTGGGCCTCGAGAGGGCATAGCCGCGGTCGTAGGCCTCTTGGAGATGGGGGTCGCCCCAGATGTGGCGAGGCGTGCCGCGCTCTCCGTGGAGTTTGCCTAGCTCGTAGTGTTCGTCATACAGCATCGGGATTCCTTGGGGGAAGGATGAGGCATAGCTCCGAGGCGGGCTCGCGGGCGCAGGGGTAGCAGGCGTGTGTGGTGTCCCAAACCTCACCGTCAAGCTTTACGGAGCTGATCTTCATGGTCGCCTCGTTCTCGTCGCAGATGTCACAGGTCATTTCTTCACCTGTCTCGCTATATTGTCGTAGAGATCTGCGTCGGGACCCTCGCAGACAATCTGGTTGCCGATCCACTCGAGGATCCGTTGCCAGTCGCGGAGAGGGAGCTTCACTGTGATTAGCTTCATGACTTGCCCTTTCCCTTGCGTTGGGCCAGGCGTTCGCGCTCGGAGATGGCGGCGTATTGGCCCATGTTGAGGCGTGCCAGCGCTTGGTCTACGGTGCGCTTGAGAGCGGCGGTCTTGCGCTCAGCTGCCTGCTGTTGGCGTTCCTGCTTCCTGCCCTTGTGCATCCGCTAGCTCCTTTTTGACACGAAAGAGGACTTCCTTGATGGCCTCGCTGATAAAGTAGGTCTGTTGGATGCCCTGCTGTTTGCAGAACTCACGCATCTCGTCTCGCAGGGACTCGGCAACGCGAACGGAGATCGTGACCTCTGGCTCGAGCTTCACATTGAAGATCAGCCTGGCCTTGTAGAAATCTTCTTGGCCTAGGGCCGCCTTCTGCTTCTCCTCTGTGGTTGTGGGTTCGTCCTTCATTTTGATCTGTGAGGCGCTATGCGCGCGCCAATCTCCCATGTAGGCCACCCCTCAGTGGTGCTTGGAGCGCTGCTTCGATTCCATGTTCGAGACTGCCTCGAGGAGCGACTCCGCGAACGCCCGGACATCGGTCGTGGGGCAATGGATCATGGCTATGAAGAAGTCATGCTTCTTGCACGAGCCGTAGACCAGCTTGCCGCCTGCGGGCGTATTGAACTCTGTGATCTCATCTGTGCCACAGAGTTGCTGCATCTTCTTGATTCCCATCCTTCTTTCCGCCATCTGGACTCCTTTCTGAGCTAAGATAAGCTCCCGCTACGGGCTTCAGAGGCTTGAAGCCCGTAGCAAGTGGTTATCTAGAGCTTTTCCGTGATTTTCACCTCGAAGTAGCGTGGTGCGCCTCCGCTAGAGGCTCGGACACGAACCATGCTGCTGTATTTGGAGATAGGATGGAGTTCGTATGAGAGCGAGCCCCGCTCGAGGGGAATCTCGAGGGGGATGGTCTCACCGTTCCGGAATGCTTTGGTTGCCATTATGAAGATGGCCGTCTTGAGTTTGTCCATCAGGGCTTCTCGACTCCCAGGGCCTCGTTGATGATGTCTTGGGCACCGTCGAGATCGACCTCAACGATCATGTTGAGACGCTCGCCCTTCTCAGACTCCTGTTGCTTCTCGCTCATCTGGTCGTACTTCTCCTGGAACTCCGTCTGTACGTCTTTGAGGGCCGCGACGGCGGCCTCCGCGGCCGCGGCTGCGTCTTGCCACCGTTTCCAAAGATCGCTCATTTGGTCTCCCTTCTGCGCTTACTTCGCGTCTGCTGTTATGGCTGTGTTGAGGTGGACGGACGCCATCGCAACGTGCTTCGTGAACTTGTCGTTGGGGTCCTTGTGGGCTTCGAGGTATTCGTCAGCGAGGATCTTGAGGGCGATGGCCCCTCCGACAGTTAGGGGCACCTTGATGGGCTTCTTCTCGAGGTCGTCTAGCTGACGCTCGAGGGAGGCCCGCAGGAGATCCCTGATCTTCTCGTTCATGTCGTCACTCATCTCTATTCTCCCATGTTGGCGAGCCACTCGTTGTAGATCGCCTTGTTTACGACGCGGTTTTCCACGTCGGAGAGCTTGTCCGTGACGTCGATCTCGTAGCTTTGGACAAGCTCGTTGTACGCGTAGATGCGAAACTCGAAGACCTCGCCCGCTTTGGGATAGCGGATCCCTTCGTCATCCGGTGGGGTCGTGCAGTAGTAGACCCAGCTGGCTTCGACAAGGAAGGGGGAGTCGTCATGCCCGCTGAGTTCAAGCTCGAACTCGACGTTCATGTCATGGTCATCGTCGAACATGTAGAAGAGCGGGGCTTGGTTGTTGTGCGTGATGAGGCTCATGCTTCTTTCACCTCGTCTACCTCGATGTCTCGAGGATCGAGGTGCTCCTCGATGGGCTCGGCATCCCAGCTGACGAGACGCTTGCTAGGATAAGGTGCGCCCTTGGTGAGGTAGTCGTTGAGGTCGCGTTGGTCCTGCGCGTCTTGGGCCTCGTAGGACTCGAGGGCGGTCTGCCAGGCTGCGTCGATGTTCTCTGCCTCGACGAAGATCTCGCAGGTTGCAGGGACCTCGGCTGTTACTCTCAATGTGACTTTGTATTGCATCTTTTGGCCTCCTGTGTGGGAGGGGCGCTGAGGCCCCTCCCACGGTTGGGGGTTAACTGCTAGTTGCCTCCATGGATAAAGAAGCCGTGGTTCTCGAGCTGCGTCTTGACTGTGGCCCAGGACTCACCCGTGAAGTTTGGGCGGAAGCAGGGCTTGTCGGGCGAGTAAGCGTGCGTGACGATTCCCTCCTTGTTGACTGTGATGTGCATCCGCGCTCCGTTGCGGATGGCTTCGTGGACTGTGGCGGTGCCACCCGTCAGGATGGCGAGCTTGTGGTTGCGAAGATTTGGGTTCACTCGCCTGTTTCCTGGCAAGCCTGCACGATCAGGAGATCGTGGATCTTGCGGAAGGTGCCCTCCGCGACGATGTCAGCCTCGATGCGAAGGCCTGGCATTAAGGCGCGGATGGCATCGTGGAGTTCCTGTGGGAATTTGCCTTGCTCGAAGAAGATCTCGAGCTTGAAGCCTTGGGGCAGCTCGAATTTGAGGTCGTCGAGCTTGAAGGCCCGCACGGTGATTCCCGCCTCTTTCAGCTTTGCTACGTTCACAACCATCGGTCTACTCCTTTTGAGTGCAAGTCGGTCTGCCGACCCGGGTGCAAGATTGCACCCCAGAGCCCACTCATCGCACGAGTGGGCTCGTGGGCTACGGTCTAGCCGTTGACTTTGACCCAGCGATTCGTTTGCGAATCGTAGTTGTACTGCTGGCCACGTCCGGTGCCGAGACCGCGACCTGCTCGGCGGTGGCAGGGGAGGCACATGATGCCCCATGGCCCGAGGTTTGTGGCTCCATCAACGAAGGAGCTTGTGATTTCACCTGCGCAGATGTCACAGTGCTTGGGTGGGCTGCCCATCCAGCATTTGACTACGCCTTGTTTGGCCCTGGTGATTCCGTTGGGCATTTGGTTCTCCTTCCGCGAGGGGCTCAATCCCTTTACTTGGAGATCTGAACCTTCTCGGAGTCGGGGCAGATGGCGCGGAACCGCTTGACCTCGACCATCTTCTTGGTGTAGCCGGTGGGAACCTCGCGCTCCTCCATCACGGTCTCCTCGACCATCTTGCAGGCTGCGGGCGCCTCCTTGCAGCCGGTGATGCGGATCGTGACGCCGGTGCGGGTGGTGGCCGTGTAGGTCCAGCGGCTGGACCACTCCATGAACTCCTTCTTCCAGATGATGCCGCGGAAGCAGGAGCGGATCTCCCTGACTTTCTCGAGGGTGTCGGCCTCGATGTTGAGGCCGCCATCCCACTGGAAGGAGAAGTAGGTGCCCGTGGGGATCTTCTTGAGATAGGGCAGGGCCTTGGTGAGTCTGGCGATCGTCTTCTCGTTTGCGGTCATTGTGCTACTCCTTTATAGGCGCCGTGCGCCTGGCTGTGGGCGAGTGGGGCGGTAGGCCGAAGATTCGGCGCAAGACGCACCTGATCGACTCGCCGGGTTGACGGAGGGCCTCGATCGCGGCCCTGACCTCGGGATCCACGCGGATCAAGAGGCCGTATGGTTGAGATGGTTGGGTGTACATTGGGGTCAGCTTACAAGGAAGGCGATCCACAGGATGAATATGATGAAGTACCAAAAGGCGTCACTGAAGATCATGGGATTTCTCCGTGGGCGCGTCGAAGGGCGACGGCGTATGCACCGTAGGCTTCGAAATAGGCTGCCTGCGCTGTCTGCAGCGTGGTGAGTGCGCGCTGGTAGGCCTCGTAGAGCGGTGCGATTGCGGCCTGTTGGTCCGGTGTGAGTTCAGCTTGGGGCTGTGTGGCCCCGGGCGTGTTGCGGATCAGGCGTGCCATTGTGGAGCGAGCTCCTTATTTGGTATGTCTGAGTGCGGTGCGGACTTTCTCGCTGATGTCGGCCTCGAACCCGGGGGGAACGGTGCCGAAATCTTTGAGGGCGCGGAGAGCCTCGCCGTACTCGCGGTCTAGCTCAGCTCGCTTGCGAAGCAAGCGGTGACAGCGATCGACGAGCTTGTAGAATTCGTCCTGCTGCTCTTGGGAGAGATTCTCGCGCTTCCAGGCTTTGAAGCCCTCGCGATGGGCGGGCGTGTCTTCACGCCCGGCGTTCCACTGCTTGAAGGTGGGCGTCTGGGGCCAGACGCGCTTGGGCTCGCGCCGCGTGCGAGCGTCCACGCGATACTCGAGACCCGTTCTGACGGGTGGGAGCTTTTTGGGCTCGTTGTTGAAGATCAGGCGTGCCATCGGTTAGCTCCAGAGAGGGTGGATGGTCTGGGCGTCGTACATGGAGTAGATCTGCTTGTGGGCGTGGTACCAGTCGAGAGAGGCTGTGGACCACTGGCCATCCCAGCAGCGGAAGATGACCTGGAATTGGCCGGTTAGGTTGGCGTTGCAGATGGCCGTCTCCCTGACCTCGAACTTGGTGCCTTTGGGCTGGGGCATATCTTGACTCCTTTGTTGCGGCGCAGAGGCGCCGGCTGGGGATTGCCGCCGGGATGGGGCGATCGGTTGGGGGACCATCCGAGGAGCTTAGCATACGGGAAAAGCTATGTCAAGCTCTTTTTGCTTTGCCCGATCAAATAGATTCTGGTAGAGAGCCTTGGCTCTTGCTGTGCGTCTTGCTGTGTAGAGTGGGAGGCCGTCTGCGGCCTTCAGCGGATTGAAGCGCGTAGCGAGGGGCAAGCTCAAGTGGGCTTCCGAGCTTTGGCGAGTATGTCATTGACCGTAGTTTTGCTCTCTTTGGCGCTGTGGTGCTCCGCGAGGATAGAGCGTGCGTCTTCCTCGTTTATCTCGTAATCACGCATCATGCGCACGATTTTGGCGTCTGCGTTGCGCTCTCGGAAGTGATCCATTATATCTTCTGCGATGACGGGCTCGTCAGCTAGGGAGCGATCGGCTATCCTTTGACGCATGGCTTGGGTTGCTTGCCAGCTTGATCGGTTGGATTCTGCACATGGGGTGCATAGCGCTCCATCTAGGTAGGTGACGGGAACCTTGCAGCGTGTACAGAACTTGAGGTGGAGGATTTGCTCGATGTAGGCCTGTTGGTCGCGCCAGTGCCTGCGGAAGAAGTCGAGGGGGAATAGATGCTCGACGACGCCTAGCTCGCGGAGGGCTTTGGTGATGCGGGCTCGGTGCTTGTAGTTGCGTCGTATTGTGAGTGGGTACAAACGATCAACGTCTTGCATTGTGGGCTCCTATGCGTCGGCTTGAACGCGGTTAGTACCGGGTGGGTACCAATGCAATTCTGGGACCACTCGATTGTGAGTTGGTGACTCCGAGCTGGGGCGATTCGTTGGCGTCTGTGTGTACTTGCTATTGGTGAGGTATTCTGAATCCCCTTGTGTGTTGCGGTTGGTCACGATCGAGAAGCGTCCTCTCATCATCCACAATCAATAACGTATTTTATATTTTTTTGTTAACTTACAACTTAGGAGAGGGACTGGGATGCGGACTGGGAGCGCTGCCGCGAGAGGTCAACAGCAACACACAAGGCAATCCAGAATACCTCACCATTATCTTTTACCCTGAGCGCTATTACGAAATCGCGACATGAATCGTCTTGTTGGCGTTTCAATGAATTGAAGCTACACGAGACCAACCAGCGGCCCGCCTTGCCGGTTGGCTTGCTCGAGGGCCGTCGCGATGACCAGCGGCCTGACCAGCGGCCGGGCCCGCCGGGTTCCCGTCCGGGCGTTGGCCCTGGGCCGGGCGTGTCCCTAGCAGGACTCATGCCAGCTCGAGCCAGGGCCGCGCGAGATTGCCCGAGGCTCATCCGTGGCACGGGATGTGCTAGAGGAATTTTTTTTCGCTGGGGCTCAAAAAGAGCTTGACACTGGTTGCGGCCGGATATATCGTCCACTTGTCCGGGCATGTTGCCCGGGCAACAAACCGGGACCGGCAGAAAGCCCGTCCCAAAAGGAGTCCGAAGATGGCAGGTCTAGTCCGCAACGAGGGGAAGAAGGCGAAGGAGCAGATCAAGGGCGGGTCGTACATCCGCCTCACCGGCGACCTCCAGAGCAACTTCAAGGACCTGATGAGGAAGCTGGATTTCAACCCGGACGCGCCGCGGGAGGATGCGGGGGTCAAGAAGGTCGGTGAGATGGTCGCTGAGATGGGCATCGAGTTGGCCCGGGCGTGCCTCAAGACGGGCACGGAGACGCTGGCGGAGTACACGGCCCACGTGCTCGCCAACCCGGCCGATTTCGAGGTCGAGGGGACCGAGGTCGAGTCCGAGCCGGAGTCCGAGCCGAAGACCGAGACCGAGAGCAAGAGCAAGAAGTAGGCCAACTCTTGGCACGGGGGCCAGGGCAACCTGGCCCCCGTTTTTTTTGCCGGATGATATAGCACTGGCCTGGAATCTGGCTATAGCAAGTTATAAGGCTTGACGCCCCCGACGCGTCGCGTCAACCGCGGGACCCGCAGGGTACCCTCCCTCATAACAGCGCAACAATTTTTGACAATCCTATAGAAAGCGGCACTCGCGCAATTTCAAACCTTGCCAGCAGACTGGCACGATCCTTGCATACTCTTCTTCCCTAGAGGAGGGAGAGCACCATGGCAACCGTCAAGAACGTGACAGAGCACCAAGACGTGGGCGGGAAGCCCGACCCAGCAACCAAGCCCACAAACCAAGCCGACGCAAAGAAGGCCATCAACAAGGCCGACGGGCACGGCGCAGACGGCACCCTCACTGAAAGCCAACTCACCCGCGCGGCAATCGAATACATGGTGGCTCTCCGCCCCCAACCCGCGCCGTTGGAGATGGAGGAAGTCCTTGCTGCGATCGTTGAGCGCGATGACAAGGGTGAGCTGAAGCACAAGCACAAGAAGTCCGAGGAAGTCACCGGCGACGTTGACAAGCTCCTCGAGCCAAAGAAGGCAGCGTAATGGCTGCCCCGACGCCCGACGCGGGCATAGCCCAACTCGCAAATAACTATCCCTGCATGGTTCGTCGGTGGCTCGGTGGGGGCGCCAACCAGGCCCTCTTCGTCAACTACAACTTCTTCACCTGGAAGAACCAGAACATCGACACGCCCGCCGGTCCCGTCACGAAGTGGACGACGGACGACGACACGCACCCAATACCGTAGCCATGCCGCTCATTCAACTCATAGTCGTCCTAATCGTAATTGGGCTGGTCCTCTATCTCGTGGAATCTCTGCTCCCACTCGACCCAGCCATCAAGCAAGTCATCCGCGTCGTCATAGTCATCGCCGTCATCCTGTGGCTTCTCTCCCTGGTCGGGTTGATCCCCGCCCGTATCGGCATGTCCAGCCCACCGGTGTATGGCTAATGGCGGCCTACAGGTGCCCGGCCAGGGCTGGGTAGATGTTGCATCTCGCGTTATTGTTCAAGTAGGCTTCCCAGTCGTGGTCGCTGGGGTCCTACTGTGGTTTATTCTAGGGCGCTTTACCACCGACATGGGCTCCATCGTCAGCCGCATGGAAAACAATGCCCGAGCCATCGAGGTCTTCAATGGGGTGCAGCAGAGTCAGTTAGAAGAGATGAAGAAACACACCGCTGCGCTTGAAGAACAGACTCGCATGATGAAGGAGTTCCTTCTACAGAAGAAGTATGGGAAGGACACAAGCTACGAGGAGCCGCAATGAGTGCTGGGCCAATCAATCGCAAATACTACTTCGATTCCGTCCGCGGATCCCTCTTCAGCGGCTCCATGAAGCAGACCCAAGTCGACGGCCAGACTGTTCTCCTCGACTATGGTGAGATGCAATCCTGGGATGACCGTTGGCTCGCATATCTCCTGGCTACCACGTACCACGAAACGGCGCTAACCATGCAGCCCATTGCCGAATACGGCAAAGGGAAGGGCAAGCCGTACGGCCAACCCGACGGGCCGTACAACCAAGTTTATTACGGCCGTGGCTTCGTTCAGCTCACGTGGTACGACAACTACGTCAAGCAAGACAAGAAGCTCAAGCTCAACAACCAACTCGTCAAGGTGGCCGACACAGCCCTCGATCTGCAAGTCGCGACGCAGATCATCTTTGGGGGCATGGCAGACGGTGACTTTACCGGTGTTGGGCTCCCCAAGTATATCAATGACTCACAGACCGACTTCTACAACGCGCGCAAGATCGTGAACGGACTCGACCAAGCATCAACCATTCAGGGGTACGCAGTCAGGTTCCTGAATGCCATCACGCACCTACAAGGGGTTGCCAATGCCTAGCGTCAGCAAAGCCCAGCAGCACTTTATGGGCATGGAGTACGGGAAGGCGAAAGCCGGCGAACCAACCAAGGTCGACATGACCAAGAAGCAGCTTCGGGACTTCGCAGCGACCAAAACCAAGAAGCTGCCCGGTCACGTGAAGGGCGGGAAGCCAACTAGCGGCAAAGCCGTGCAAGCGAGAGCCCGAGCGCTCCGAAGGAGCGGCAAGTGAACATCAAGAAGAATCCTCTCGCTCAGAAGAGCTTCAAGAATCCCGAAGATGAGCTAAAAAGCTATATCGGCACTGGCCAAGGTCGAGCCCTGACGGGGCTCGCCAAGGGCTTACGTGCCTCCCAATCTGCCGGCAAGCGTCCAACGCGGTTTCGTACGACCGGTGGTGGGAAGACGCCCGCAGTCTAATGGAGTTTGAGTGGCCCTTCTGCGCGGTGTGTAACCGCGGCGTCGAGAAAGTCGAACGATTCGTCGACCCATTCTCGAACGACGTGCATTACGTAGTCCACTGCCACGGCACAACCGAGACTCAGGTCATCCGGGGCCTAGACTTGCACGATCAGACGTGGTTCTCTCGTGCCTAAAATCGACCTAAACGCTGAGCGGGATCGGCAGATCCAGGCGCTGCTACGAAGCATGTTCAAGACTGGCTACGAGGACGAAGATTCACCACTACGCCGGGAGCTATACCGTCCGCCGCCGCCACCAGAGCCGCCGGAGCCACCGGAAACACCAGCTCGCAAGAGAAAGCCCGAGCCCGACGAGGAAGAGCAGCCCAAGCCAATGGGCCTCAGGATGCGGGTTGAACGATATCCGGGAGCGTCAGATTTCATTCGTGGCATGGTGAAGCGTGGGTGGAAGCCTGAAGAAGCTGCTGGCGCCGCGGGCAATGTTCATGTGGAGAGCGGCTTTAGGTCCATCCCATCGAACGTGCCAGGCGAGCAGAGTTTTGGTCTCTTGCAATGGAATGGGCAGCGCCTGCAGGGCCTCAGGAACTATGCCACCGTCCACGGCCTAGATATAAACGATCTTGAGACCCAAATGGACTACGCGAACTTAGAGCGCACGGGAGATTCAGTCGCGTATGGTGGCACAGATGAGCGAGGAAATTATCGAGCGGCTTTCAAGCCGGGTGGCTCGCCGGCAGACATAGCGGAGAGGTTCGGTCGATTTGTAGAGCGCCCGCTCGACCTAGGGAGCACGCTTGCGGTCCGGCGGCGCGCTGCGGAGCAATACTACGGTGGATGATCTCGGGAACATGGCGGCTATGAACCGTCAGTACGAGACGCTGACTGACCTAGCGCCTCCCGAAGCGTCAGGACCTAGTATGGCCCAGATGTACCAGGATTGGTCGGAGCGTCACCCATATCTAAGCACGGGCGCTCAGCTTGGTGTGGACTATGCGCTCAGTCGGGTACCTTATGGCAAGCTTCTGCGAGGTGCTGGTCTTGATCGCTTGGGCGAGCTTCTTGATCTTGCTAACAGGGCGTACAGCCCAGGTGGCTTCAATCCTGAATACATCAGGGATCCCCGGCTCAAGTGGGGTGAGGCCGAAGAGAGTAAGCTCGGATCGGGATATGGGGGAAGCAAGAGCTATCGAATTCCCATACTCGATCGCCAAACCGACGAGCGATATGGTGACTTGTGGGCCACCATTGATAGAACGGGCAAGAACGCGCACATAGACTTCATGGGCGCCCGCCTGCCCAAGGGTGTTGGGCCTGGGCATCTCATTCACATCAAGGATGAGCTTCTTCAGCAGTTTCCTGAGCTCGAGTCAGTCACATTTGCGCGTGTGACGGGCGCTCGGGCAAAATCCGGGGCTGAGGTCGTCTCGAGGACCCTGCCACTTAGAGAGAGTGGCCCAAAGAGCTATTGGCACGGCGATCCCACACAACATATGACTCCCCAGCGGAGGAAGGTTCTGAGCCCCACGGCTCCTCCGCTTGAAGAGACCCCAACACCACCAAGAATTACTCCACAGACTTTGCCACAACCAGTTTCTCTCGAGCAGTACGAAGCTATCCTGAGAAGGCTTCGACAAAGATGAGCCGCCACCTCGACTACCGCGATCTTGAGCCCCTCGAGCGCCGCGTGGCACTCATGCGTGCGTCTGGCATGTCAGAGCAGACGATTGGGCATTTCATTGATGTCGATTACATGACCATCAAAGGGATACTCAATCGCCCGCGTGTTGCGCGCTATTTGCTTGCCATCGAGGCGACGTTTGCAGACGATATCAAGCACGGAGCGAAGGTTCTCGACGACGCGATCACACACACAGCCAACCGAGCCTTCTACATTGAGAAGGAGGTGATGGAACGGTTGTTTGAACAAAAAGAATCCGTCCGTGCGCAGCTCGGAGCTGCCACCACGGCGCAGGACATTCTCGACCGCGCTGGAAAGCGCGCGCCAACCAAGATCCAAACCGAGGTCACTCATACCATAGATTCGGAAGCCCTAGGCCGCGTGGCCCAAGTGCTGCAGGAGCATAAGGCCATTGATATCACGCCCCAAAACCGGGGCGGGGTGGGGTGGCGGGGCTCCGGCGAGAGGGCTGATGGCCGACAAGAAGTTTATCCAGAAGGCAATCAAGAAGCCCGGGCAGTTGCATCGAGATCTGGGAGTCCCACAGGGACAGAAGATCCCGAAGTCGAAGATAGCGGCGGCAGCAGCGAAGGGCGGCAAGATTGGACAGCGAGCGCGATTCGCTCAAACTCTTAGCAAACTGAGGAAAGGGTGATGGCCAAGACAGTTAAGAAGCCCAAGCCCAAGAAGAAGCCACCCATGCCCATGCCAGGGTATTAGCATGGCGAAGAAGTTCAGCAAGGCCCAAAAGGCCGCATTCGTCCAGCAAGTACGTACAATGAAGGAGCCAAAGCCACGGAAGAAGGTCCCCCGTTCAACCCGCGTGCCAAACGCCGACGGCGCCGGAGGAGCCCTCCCGTGAAGGCTATCAACAACGTCAAGCAGTACCAGGTTAAGTATCCACGCCACACGCCGCGCATCTCGAGGCTGCGGAAGTGGTACGACAGGTCGGAGTGGCGGCAGAGCCCTGAGGAGACCTACGGGAATGTGACGGGTGCGCTTGATGATACGTTTGCGGCCCAGCGGAATACACCTACTCTCGAGTCGACAAACTACCGAGACTTCACAAACCTAATGCGGCGGGCATCCACCGCGGGGATCAAGAAATACTAATGGCAAAGAAAGTTCCACCAAGGATCAAGCGAGCAGTTGGGATGGAAGCCAAAGCGCTGGCAGGTGGCAAGTCGCACGCGGCTGCCGAGCGCATGGAAAAGCGTGCACTGAAGGGGAAGAAATGAAGCAACCTGAGGACGAGGAGGAGACGCCCAAACCCCAGGAAGATGAGGTGCCCCTGCCTGATCCGGAGCCCACCGAGGAGGAGCTTAGCGAGATCGAAGAGGACGAAGACGACGAGAACGATCAAGCATAAGGTTCAATGAACTGAAGCCCATAGATGCTCAGTGACTTCGAATACGCCGGGATGGCGGCGGCCGAGGGTCTAGGCGATGACCACTCCGAAGAAGTGCGCCAAAGCCTGCGATACCAAGCTCAGCGAAGCACGTACGTCATGGGCAAGGCAATCATTGGCTTCGAGGACCTTGTGCCTGGTATACACGGAGATATGTGCCGATGGATTGAGCGACCAACTCGAAGAAAACTCGGTCTTGTGCCTCGTGATCACCTCAAGACCTCTATCTGGACGATTGCTGACACAGTACGTCATATCGCAGTTGACCCGAACATCCGCATGCTAATTGGCAATGAGACAGCGACTAATGCCGCGCATTTCCTCCGCAGGATCCAAGCCGTCTTCGAGCGAAGTCAGTTGTTTCGATGGCTCTTCCCCGAAGTCTGTCCCGATCCCCAGAAGACCAAGTGGAGCGAGACAGAAATGCTTGTGCCTCGAACGCACGACTATCCCGAGTCTACCGTCGAAGCTATGGGGGTGGGAGGAGCTGTTGTTTCGCGTCACTATACTCACATTAAACTGGACGATCTCGTTGGTAAGGAGGCTAGCGAATCGGTGGATGTGATGCGCAAGACGATCGACTGGTATCTGTACACCGAATCGCTTCTCGTGCGCCCCGCCGACCCAATCGATGTGTACGGCACGACGTGGACGTTCAAGGATCTCTATGCGTGGATCATCGAGCATGAGACCGATGTGGACCATTTCCACCGCAAAGCGATCGACAAGCGGGGCCGCGTGCTGTGGCCCGAGCGCTTCCCCATCGTCGAGCTTGAGCGCATCCGTAACAAGATTGGGCCCTTCAAGTTCAGCTGCCAGTACCAGAACGAGCCATTCGACCCAGAGCACATGACCTTCGACCCGGCCTGGCTTCGCTTCTATGAACTCGACGGTTGGTCAGCCGACGAAGACACCCAATCCCAGGTGTTGCGCATAGCAGGGCAGCCGAAGCCAGTCCGGGTCATCCCTATGATCCTGATCGATCCCGCGATTAGCGAGAAGAGCTACGCGGCGCGCTCCGCCGTGGTGTGCGCGGGTATGGACGAGCTGGAGCGCATCTTTGTACTCGAGGCGTGGGCCCAGCGATGCCAACCACTCGAGATGATAACCAAGGTCTTCGAGATGGCTGAGCGGTGGGACCCAATGCTGGTTGCGGTCGAGGGGGTTGCCTATCAGCGAGCCCTGAAGGGCTTCATGGAGATGGAGTGCTTGCGCCGTAGGCGGTGGTTGAACATTCGGGAGGTGAGGCCAGGTGGCCGGGAAGGTAAGGAGAGTCGCATTCGGGGACTTCAGCCTTACGCAGAGCGTGGACGGCTTTGGCTACGGCGCAGCACTTGCAAGCAGCTTGTGGAGGAGTTTGAGAGCTTCCCTCTGGGCGAGACTGTGGACACGCTAGATGCCCTCAGCTATGGCCCCCAGATATGGATCACACCAGAGGCAAGCTCCCAACCTGAACCTGAACCCGACGACAAGCCAATTCGGTTCGAGGGAATCTCCGCGTACACGGGTTACTGATGGCTGGCACAACTGGCGATATCATTTGGAAGAAGCTCGATCCGAAGACCTTCTACCTCTACAATGAGCCCCCGCCCGAGGAAGGTACACAAGAGAGTCCTACACAGGCTACTACTGAAGGGCCTGCCAATGAGCAGAACATCGCGGCTAGCGTCGCCAAGATGTTGGAGGAGAAGGGACAGCTTTCGCAACTAGATAAGGCGATGTTTCAGCATGATCTATCTAATATGGGCGTCGTGGAAGCCAGCCGTAGGGCTATTCGGCACTATCACACTCGACAGATCGCTGAGCTTCACCACGATCTCATGAAGAATCCCGACTCGGTGACCAGGGACAGGATCCAAGAGCTAATGGACAGCGGAGCCCTTCGCATAGAGCAAGATGGTGGCTTATATTCGAGCATTCCTTTGGCGCCCCATACGAGCCAACGCATTCTCGACGCCGTACGGACGCTGTGGACTCCAGAAGAGGAACCCGCGCAAGATACCCAAGACTTCAAGGAGCGGTACGAGCGGGAGATTGCGCAGCAGGAGGGAGAGGAGCAATAATGCCATCCACAGTCCAAATTGCTGTGGCAATGCAGGGACTCAACAACTTCGTGACTGAGTCTCTCAACGACGTGTATGTGACCCAGTTTGGACGGCACAACGTCGTGAATGTGCCCGTCCCAAACCAGTACTCGACGTACCTGTGGCCTGCTTCGGGCGAGACTATCGCGTACATCAAGTTCCCCCAGCAGGGCGCACCGTACACCATAACCATCACCCAAGATACCGCGGCTTCGGGCAAGACGCTCGTTTTCGTAGTCCCAGCGGGCAGTGGGTTCACGCCGTTCATTGTCCCATTGATCAAGGCAGCGGCCGACAACTCTGTGTACTTGGCGATCATGTCTACAGTCCAAATCCCCTCCCTACCGATCTTCTACTGGTAATATGACACCCACTGAATATCAGATGTTCCTCCAGCTTGCGCAAAGCGCGGGCCACCTCACACCGAACATGGGCCTGGGCACGCCTGCTTGGGATCCAAACGCCGGGCTGGCAGCCTATCGAAACAGGCAGCGTGCCCAGGGCCTAACTGCTAGCCAGCGGATGCACATGCTAACGAGCGCGGGAGTAAACGATCGGGCAGGGATGTACAAAGTGTTCCAAAACATGCATGCAACACCGTTTCAATCATTCATGCTGAATGGAGGTAAGCGATGAGCGGAATGTTAAGTGGCGGGGTCGACCCCATGGCGGCAAGCACCGCGCCATCGAGTATGCCAGGTGGACTCCCATCTGGTGGCGAGATGCTGATGCCTGGGGGCTCGCCCGAGACTGGCGTTACGGATCCGGCTCAAGCTCAGCAAATGCTGGACAACTTCAACTATATCAACCAGTTTGCGATGGGCCTAGGCGATTCGCCCGACGAGCGAACGAAGAACATACAAGCCATCTCGTCAATGGTGGCTTCCCTCGGTAAGACGGGGAAGGATATCACGAATTCGACTCTCCTACAGCGCATGATGAAGCATCGGCTACGGCCCATCGCCCCGCTGCCGGGGGGCGGGGAGGGCTATGGCCAAGCTGGAGGGGCAGTAGCCGCAGCGATGCCAAACACCTTCACACCAGATGTGGCCCAAGCAATCATGTCAAGAATGGGGTACAAGTGATGGGACGAGCACAAAAGAACGAGCGGCGTGGCGGCAATACCTCGGGGGTATCTCGCGCCACACAGATCAACAAAGGTGGAGCGGGTGGGATGAAGAGCAGCGGGGACCAAGGGCGATCGCGCAGCTCGAAGGTGTGGGGATGCGCTAAGAAGGTCTAATGCCCACTGTCTCCGGAGTGATCCCAGGCGCACCTGTTGCGCTTTCGGAGGCCGACCGAAAGTTCCTGCAGTCATATCTACACGAGGAACTTGAGGAGGCTCTACGCGCGCACGAGCAGAAGCTGACATGGATCGACGAGTCGAACCGCCTCTATATGGGGGAACCCCTCACGAAGCGGAAGACGTTTCCGTGGGACGGTGCGGCCAACCTGGTCGTGCCCCTGGTTGGCATCACAGTCGACTCCATTGTGGCCCGGATCATGAACACCATATTTGCCGTCGAGCCCTTCTGGTCCAGCGAGGCGCTGATCAAAGACCTCGAGCCCGTCGTACATCCCCTGCAGGACTTCATGGATTGGAGTCGCGTCAACGAACTTGATATGTACATGCAGACGCGCTCCTGGATCATGGAAGTCGTGAAGCACGGATGGGCCTATCTCAAAGTCTATTGGACCAGCTACACGCAGCGCACATTTCGAATCAAGCAGAGTGCTGCGCGCCCAGTCGATTCAATCGTGCGCAGGCCGGCAGTCGAGCACGTCCTACTCCAGGACATCATCTGTCAGGCTGGCATCGAGGACGAGCTATTCCAAAGTGAGTGGATCGCACATCGCATTCGTCTGACGGATGGTCAGCTAGCCTGGCGTGATCACGACCGGGTGTACAAAGACGTGGACACGATCATCAAGTCCAAAGAAGAGCCCACACCCGAACAGCGGCGCCTAGAGGAGAACCAGTTCGACAAGCTAGCCGCTCGGCCCAAGGAGAAGCTGAACACCCTCTACGAAATCTACGCGGACCTCCCACTGGCAGGTTCGAAGCTACCCGTCCCGGTGATGATCACCTTTCACAAAGACACACGAACCATTGCACGATGCGTCTACAACCCTGACATAACGGGCCAGCGTCCTTTCTTCAAGGGAAAGTTCCTTGATCGTGAGGGCAAGCGCGATGGAATCGGGATCTCGAGACAACTACAGCTCATCCAAGAGGAAATTAGCACAATACACAACCAACAGGTGGATAACGCAACTTTGGCCAATACCCGTTTTTTTGTTGGCCGTCGCGGCGTTGTACGCAATGGCACGCGCATTTGGCCTGGTCGCTTTCTGACTGTGCCGGATCCGGGACGCGATGTCGTCACCCTTCCGATGGCAGACATTTATCCCAGCATGCAGCAACTCGAGCAGTCGTGCCTCGCTTATAGCGAGCGTCGTTCGGGGATTGCAGACTATCAGTTGGGCCGTGAAAGCTCAGTTATTGGAAATCGCTCAACGGCGACCGGCACACTGGCCCTCATCCAAGAAGGCAATCGTCGGTTCGATCTTAATGTTCGCGATATTCGGGAATGCCTCGGAGACGTTGGTAAGAAGCTTCTCCTGCTTAACGCGCAGTTTCGCCCGGCGGGGATGGCATACTTCGTTAAGGGTAGCGATGGGCACCTGGTGGAGCAAGCTCTCAACCTGCCAGAGGATTTTATCGCGGATGGCATCGGTATTCAGCTCACCGCTTCCACGGCTACAATCAACCGTGAGATCGAGAAGCAGGGCTTGATGGCAATGATGGGTCAACTCACCCAGTATTACCAGCAACTCTTGCAAATCAGTGGCGTAGCCATGAACCCAGCAACGCCCCCACCCATTCAGCAAATGGCGCTTCAGATGGCGGATGGTGCGCGCTACTTGATGGGCATGATTGTCCAAACGTACGAGATTCGTGCAGTAGATACGCTACTACCCAAGAGCATAGCGGAGAACGCACAGAATGGCCAACCGCCAGGAGCTCCAGGAGGCCCTCCACAAGGTCCAGCACAGCCCGGAGTGGCAGCTTCTGTGGGACCACCTGCTGCAAGCACGCCAGGATTGCCTTTTGCGCCTGGTGGGGGTGGCCAGTTGGGATGAGTTCGTTGAGATTCGTGGTGAGATTAACGCACTAAACACATTCATCCAATGGGGTGACGACTTGCTAGATCGCCTCGAAGAGGCGCGTCAGCGAGAAGGGGAAGACAATGCCGGATACGGAAAACAAGGCGGCTACAACGGAGGAGAAGCCTGACTATGATGCCGAGATAGCACGCCTTAAGAAGGAAAACGAAGAATTCAAGGGCGTTGCGCAGCGGAGCCTCGAGGAGGCTGCGGGGGCGCGTGCCCAAGTTCAGGTGATCCTAGATCAGATCCAGAGGGCCGCGGCACAGGGCGAGATTCCCAAGCAAGACGCCAAGAAGGCTGTCGATTCACTTCGGGAACAATTCGACATGGACCCTGTGAAGGCAATGAACGACCTCGTGACGATGCGCGTGGGCCCCATCGTCCAGGAGTATTTCGGGCGTTCCGCGGACACGGAGCGACAAGCGGCGTATGCAGCGGAGCCCGACCTGTTCAAGAAGTATGGTTCCGAGGTAGAGGAGTTCATGAGGGACATGCCGCTAGACGTGAAGGCAAAAAACGGATCGTATCTGGCGGCACTCAAGTACGTGCGCTCGCAGCACCTCGAAGAGGAAGTCGAGGAAGCACGTAAGGCAGAGCGGGAGCGAGCTTCACAGCCTGAGGGCGCGTCACGCGCTGAACCCGACAAGGACCGGCGGAAGGTTCTCTCGCGCGAAGAGCGGGAGGTCATGAAGATCGGTTTCAAGGACATGTCGGAGGAGGAGTGGGACAAGTGGAACACTCCGGGTGGACTGAGGCCACCTCGGGCAAAGAAGGGCGGAAAGGCTGCGTAATGGGAATCGAATTTGTCAAGGATGAGAAAGACAAGCAGATGGGGTCAGGTGCCTACGATCCCCTGCATGTGAAGAACAAGGACCCCAACTATCACTACCGGTGGCTTCGCAAAGAGCGCCTCAACTTGACACGCAAGCGTGATTTCCTCAAGTACGAAATCGTGCAAAACGGGCCGGAGGAGGGCGTCTGTAGCGACAACACGCCCATGAAGGCGGGTGAGAGCGTGGCGGGCACCGTCGAGGTTGGCGACCTGGTGCTTGCGAAGATCCCGAAGGAACTCCACGCGGAGTACCGGAGGCGGAACAAGGCCAAGATCGACGCGATGGCCACCGGTGTGTCGGCGACGTTCAAGAACGCCGTCGCCACCGGGTTTGAGGAGCACAAGGACGTGCCGGGGTATGCCGGCTCGGTTAGCCGAGACGACATAGACTTGGAGGAACGATGAGGCAATTTACACAACAGCAGACTGTGCACGGGAATAGCCCGCTCACAGAGACCTATCCGGAGGCTGCGTCGCAGACCTTCGAGAGAGGCGCACCCGTTGTACTAACGGCAAATCAGATCACAGAGTGCGCGACACCACTCACGACTTCGGCAGGCCAACTCTTAGGGATCGCTGCCATGCCGGCGAACGGCGCTGGCGCATCTCGGTACCTTGGCCCCTCGACCAACCAGCCAGTGCAGGTCTGGATCGCCGACGATAACAACCTGTTCGGCATCCAGGTCACAGGGGGGACTGCAAACGCGGGCTCGCCCTACCAGATCGTGAAGACCTCTGGGCTGTGGCAGCTGAATGCGGCGGCGGCAGGGAACTTCCTGGTGTTCTTCACCTACACCGAGACGGTGACCAACCAGGTCATCGCCGTTGGGAAGTTCCTCGAGAGTTCTACCCAGCTAGGAAGGACAACCTGAGATGGTAAACGTAACTGGTGCGTTTTCATACTTGATCGCGCCGGGCTTGCGGAAGGTGTTCTTCCAGCTTCTAGAGGAGCGCCCCCCGGAGTACGACAAGATCGCAAACGAGGAGTCCAGCGAACGTGCATGGGAAGAGGATTTGGAGGTAGCGGGCCTCCGGTCCATGCCGGTGAAGCCCGAAGGTCGTGGTATTCAGTACCAGGACCTGCTGCAGGGTGGCAAAAAGAGGTACACCCACCTCACGTACGGACTCGGCTTCCGCGTCACATTGGAGATGATGGAAGACGATCTGTACAACGTCATGAAGAAGAATACGAGAGAACTCGCCAAGGCTGCACGCAACGCGAGAGAAGTCGCGTTCTTCAACATGCTGAACAATGCGTTCACCACCGAGTTTGGGTTCCCAAAGTTTGGGAACAATGAGTCCCTGATTGCCGCAACGCACACCAAGATGGGTGGCGGGACTGGGAGCAACAGGGCGAGCACCGACGCGGACCTCTCGCCAACCAGTCTCGAGGCCGCGATAATCGCGTTCGAGGTGTTGTCCGACGAGATGGATATCCCCTGCATCATCAAGCCAAAGCTCCTGCTGTGCGGGCCTCAGCTCAAGATGACTGCTCGGGAGATTCTGGGCAGCGAGTTCCGCCCATACACCTCGAACAACGAGATCAATGCTCTCCGCGAGGAGGGCCTTGATTACATGGTCGGCCACTACATCGTGGACCCCGACAGCTGGTTCCTGCTGGCGGGCAAGGGCGACCATGACCTGAACTTCTTCGAGCGGCAGCCGGAGCGATTCCAGAACGGGGACGACTTCGACACGGGCGATGCGAAGTTCAAGAGCTTCCAGCGCTTCAGCGTTGGTGCGGGCGAGTGGAGGGGCATCTACGGCTCGCAGGGAGCGTGAGTCATGCTCGCCAACACTAGCATCTTCCCACGTAACTGCAACATGGTGGGAAGCGACAAGGTTATCTCAGCGCTCGTGGCCAAGAGCCTCTCGGGTACCTGTGGCGTGGTTGTGTTCCAATCTCAGACTGGGGCTGAGGGATTCATCTATATCAATGGAACACAACCAAGCCAGGTGATGTGGGGTGGCGTGACCCAGGTGATGACCAATCCGGCAGGCGGTGTCGCGATTGGCACCTCGATCACCCACCCCGCATTCCCAAGCCAATTTCGCGTACCAGATGGTTGGTGTGTCCTTGGGTCGGAGCGAGTCTCGAGTTCGATCTTCATTCGAGGCTCGTACACCGTCACGGGGACCCCAGTGTGGCTCCCGCCAGCCATCGGGATCATGAATGCCCAGGGAGCCGACATCCACTACCTGTTTATGCTCGAGGCGCCCGTCGGGACGATCAAGCTCATGAATGGTAGCGAGGCGGACTATCTAGCGGGTGGGGGCTCCGCCACGGCGGTGGCTACCATCGCAGCAAGCGGGGGCTTGAGCGGGACGTACCTCAACTGGGACACCGTGCGCCGGGACGGGCGATCCACAATCGGCGACAATTGGCGTGGCTTCAATGCTCCAGTTGTCATCCAATCGGCCGGCAAATCGGGCGCGATTGGGCTCGTCACGGGTGACTGGTTGGGGGCAACGGCGATATATCTTGATCCAACCACCCATGCCGTTGTCACAACGGATCTCATATCATGGCAGACATGGGCACTCCCAGCGCCCGTTCTGACGGCTCTTGTGCCGAACACAATCACGGCGGCCACCGCTGGGAACTGGCCAGTTCAGATCTTTGGACAGCCCATAGAGGCTGGCCAGGCGGTGAACATCTATCTCGGTGGGGCATTGATGAGCACTGCCTCCGTGACCACTGCAGGCGTGGTCAACACGGTTATTCCCCACCAGGCCATTGGGACGTATCAAATTTCGATAAGTCAAAACGGGCCGCAGTCGAACCAGCTAGCATTCGTTGTGACGTAATGGACGCTCGCTACCGAATAGAGATCGAGCACGATGGGGAAGTCTGGGTCGTCAGCTTCCCCAAGCTGCCTGGGTGCTTCGCGCGGGCAATCGACCTGTTCGAAGCACTCAGTGCAGCTGAGTTCGCCCAGGACGACTATCTAGGCCGTTGGTGTGATGCCGAGCGGTGGGGAGAGCGTTGTGGCTAAGCCCGTCATAGTCAGCTTGCCGCGTCTGACGACTTCGGACGCACTCATCCAGTGGTCCCGTCACCTGATCGACTCCTTGCAGGACGTGATGAGCGGCAAGCGGATGGGCCAAATTCACCCCGACTCGATCATTGGAGGCGTGACTGGTGGTGCCCAAGGTCCACCGGGACCACCGGGACCACGAGGCCCAGCGGGGCCAATGGGGCCACCGGGACCAGCTGCGACGGGAGCCTACCGGTTCGTACAGGCGTCGGCTGCGGCGACGTGGACGATCACTCACAACTTGCCATTCCGGCCCAATGTTACCGCGGTGGACTCGACGGGTCGAGAGGTGATTCCCGGGACCATTGATTACACAAGCGACATTAGCGTGCAGTTGACCTTTTCGGCCGCGGTGGGCGGCGAGGCTTATCTGAGCTAATATGCCTACTATCTACGGCCCGCTAGATATCGTCAAGAACGAGCTGCGTAACGCGGTGATGCAGAACCTTGGCTCGGCGCCAGCGTCGCCAGTCAAGGGCCTGATGTACTTCAGCACTGTCGATAATACACTGTACTGGTACGACGGGACACAGTGGATTGCCGCCAAGGCTGCAGCAGGCGCCATCCCAGCCGCCACCGTCACGACGCAAGCCATTGGCGACGCCCCAGTTGTTGGCACGGGCACGAACTATGCCCGTGAAGACCACAAGCACGGAATGCCGGGTTTTGGTGCTTCTACAGCACAGCTAACCTTCGGCCAAGCCAAGAGCGACGGTACCGCTGTCACCGTCCCGCACTCAGACCACACACACGGCACGCCGACGCACGTGGCTGCTGACCACACGTCAATCCCGCTTTCGACGTTCGCGTTCCCGATCCAAGACATCGTGATGAACGGCTTCAAGTTCACGGGTCTGGCGACGCCAGTCAATGCGGGCGACTCCGCTAACAAGGGTTACGTCGATGGCGCGATCAATGGCCTAAGCTGGAAGGACTCCGTACGAGTCGGGTCAACCGCGAACATCGTCGTGGCGACTGGAGGCTTGATTGCCGTCGATGGTGTGACAGTCGCAGCGGGTGACCGCGTCCTCCTGAAGAACCAAACCACGGCATCAGAGAACGGAATCTACGCTGCAGCATCGGGCGCTTGGACACGCACGGCGGACGCCGCACCGCCCTCGGGCGATCTCGTGAATGCTGCGGTCTTTGTGAACGAGGGCACGACGCAAGCCGATACTGCGTGGGTCTGCACGACGAATGCGCCCATCACGATTGGCACGACCCCACTCACGTGGGTCCAGTTTGGCGCTTCGACGAGCTATATTGGTGGCGCGGGCCTCACGCTGACCGGCAACACGTTCGACGTGGGCGCTGGTTCGGGTATCCTCGTTGCGGCGGATACCGTCGCAGTTGACACCAGCATCATCGCGACGAGGGCATACGTCGACACGGGCTCGAACGTCGTGCATCGGTACGCCGCCGCACTCACGGGCACTGCGTCGCCGGAGACTGTGACCCACAACCTGAACACGCGAGACATCCATGTCTCCGTCTACAATGGCGCGACGCCCTACACCGCGGTGCAGGTCGATTGGGACGCGGCGACCGTGAACACAGCGACCATCCGCTATAACCCCAACTTGGGCGCGGGCTACCGCGTCGTGGTGTTTGGATAATGCCTCGGAGCTTTGGGATCACGAACGCGGCGCCGTATGCGACCGCCCCAGCGGTGGGGTCGGCAGGCGACGTGTATTGGAACACTACAGAAAAGACTCTGTATGGCTCGGACGGAACCAACTGGTACAGGGTAGGCCCCAGCGTGTCCATCGGGCTTACAGCGCCGGGCTCGCCGATCGTGGGCCAGCTGTGGTGGAGGAGCGATACGGGTAACATGTTCATATACTATGACGATGGGAACTCCCAGCAGTGGGTTCCTGTTAGAGGGTCATAATGGCGGCTCTCGACTTCCCAAACAATCCGACTGTTGGACAGCAGTGGACCGGTACGAACGGAGCGCTGTACTCGTGGGATGGTGCAGTGTGGAATATCTCGACCATCCAACCGGGCACCACAGCGGGTGGAGACCTGACGGGTTCATACCCGAACCCTAGCATCGCGCCCAACGCGGTGAACCGAACTGAGGTCAATGCGGACTGTTGGCTTTCGCCCGTACCGGTTGCGGGGGACGTGGGCAAGGTGCTTGAGGTCACTGCGGGGCCTGCGCTTAGCTGGGTGGCGTTGCCAGCGGTTGGGGGGTCAGATGGTTCCTTGGGCACGCAGACCAAGTATACTACCAACGTCACCCTGACTACGGCGAACCAAGACACCCTAATCGATTGCTTCTTCGGCAATGTGCAGGCGACGCTTCCAGCATTTAACACGAACCTATCGGGCAAGGTCTTCCGTCTCACTCGAGTCGACTCGACTCCCGCGAACACGGCGACGATCATGCCCGCGGGGGCGGACACGATCGATGGCGTGAATGCATTCATCACGCTTGCAGTGAACGAATCTATATCGCTGATGGCGTGCGGGACAGTTGCGAACCAGCGCAACTGGGTTCGCGTCTCCGATACACCGTGGAAGACAATCCAAACGGGTAACATCATTACCCCCTCCGATACAGTCGGTGGGAAGGTGCTCGTTATGCCGCTTGGTGGCAACTCCATCCAGTGGGGTGGCCGCACAGTCAAAGGCCGACTCGTTTCGCATGTGAATACTGATTGGATGGAGTTTGTCTCTAACGGCTCCATTGCAGCGGCCGATGCAAGCTGGACCTTCGATGATGCTACCAAGTCCGCGTGGTCCGTCGCGATGCGGTCCGATGCGACCGCTGCGAACGACTCATTCAACGTTTACCACGGAGCGGCTGGGGCGTCCCCGATCACGTGGACCAACTATCTTGGCCTCGACTCGAACGGGAACTTGATCGTCAAAGGTATGCCCGCTACTAGCGCGGCGGGCTCGATCGTACTCGGCACGCAGGGCTCGACGAGGGGCCGCGTGCAGACGGACAACACGGGTACTGGGGTTGGGAATTGGACGGCTATCGCGTCGAATGTGAATGTGAAGACGAACACGCTAGACGACTCTACAGTACCTGGTTGGTTCCTCGCGGTACAATCGCCGGCGGCGTCGGACAACTTAATCGTGGGTCGCTATCCGGCAGCCAGTAGTGTCTATGCACAGGTGTTGACGGTTCGTAGCAATCAGGTACAGCATCAAGGAATTGATGGTCAGGGTTCCTTTATCGACTCAAGAGGTGGTGGATCGAATAATAGCGGGAACTTTCGAGGGTTCAGCTGTGCGGGCACCGGTAGCTCTCCAACCCCAACGACCAGCGGTTCGGAGCTAGTTAGAATAGCCGGATTTGGCTGCCATACTGCCGGGCAAAACTTCAGTGAGCAGGCGTACATGGCGTTCAAGGCGGCGGAGAACTGGAGCGCTGCCACGCGGGCTTCTCAAATCTGGTTCTACAATACACCAGCAGGTTCCACGTCGGAATCGAACTACATGTACCTGGATCAATCTGGGAACTTCGTCATCTCAGGCGTTGTGGGCCAGAAGGCTAGCGGGACGACGTGGGCGAATCCTAGCGATCCGCGGCTCAAGACTGATGTCGCATCCTACGAGAAAGGACTCGCGGAGATTTGTGCGCTCGAACCAATCTCGTATCGACTAAAGGCGCAGTCTGACGGGCCTCTTCACTATGGATTCGATGCGTCGAAGGTTCGCGGGATCTTCCCTGAGTGCGTGTCGTCAACTAGGATGAAGCTAAACCCGACAGACGACGAAGAGACGGACGACGTGCTCGTGTTCGATATGCACCCGATCTTGGTAGCACTGGTCAACGCGATCAAGGAGCTTAGGCCACAGTGAGCCTCCCAGTTTTCCCAGTCGCGCATGAGCAGTGGTACGAGTGCTGGATCTGCGGGTTCGATTATCCGCTAAGCACGGCTACGCGTCACTATCGGTCGAATAGGCTCGTCTGCCAATACTGTGACGATCAGAAGACCCACGTTGATAACCTCGCTGATATGATGCTACCCAGCGAGGCAGAGGCGAATAGGCGCCGCGCGCCGGATCAGCCTGTTACATGCCAAGGGGAAGTGTCGGGAACGCGGTGGTATGAGGGTCGCTTCTATGAGGGCCGGTGGTACGATCCGGGAGATGCCGATTGTTCTGGGCGCAACCTAAGCGACAATCCGCTCGATCCACAGCCGGAGCCCCCACTTGGTCCAACTTTAGGAGTATAAATGCCAGCACCTCAGAGCACGATCATTCTCTCGCGCGCTGTCAAGCGTGGCAATGTGCGTACGTTTGACGAGGAATATAATAAGGGCTTCACCGATATTTGGGCGAGCGAGGTAGACGCGGACTTCGACCAGCTGTACGACGCGTGGAACTATGTGCTTGGCCAACAGCGCGTTGTGATCGATCCCACGCCTCCACTCAACCCAAATGTTGGTGATCTGTGGTGGCGCGACACCGATGGGAACCTGTTCGTTTACTACGATGATGGAAACTCCCGGCAATGGGTACCCGCGGTATCCACGGGCCAATATCTTGGGACGGGCCTCCCCACGGGGGATGTACCAGCCGGCGGTGATCTTACAGGGAGCTATCCGGCGCCGCTCATAGCTGGCCGCAAGGTGACTGGGGCGAAGATTGCTCTCAATACCATCCTCGATGAGAACGTCAGCAGTGTGGGGTGGGCTAAGCTCACGGGTATACCGGGCCTCGTGCACGTGGGCGATGCGGCGGGTGGGGCGCTGACGGGAACGTATCCAAACCCCGGGGTGGATTACAACCAAATCACCAACAAGCCCGTGATACCCTCGAGCTTCCCCCCATCAGGACCTGCAGGGGGAGATCTGGCGGGCACGTATCCGAACCCGACGGTTGGGGCTCTCAAGATAAACAACGCGAAGATCAGCGATGTGAACTGGAGTAAGATAACTAGCGTCCCTGCCGCGTTCCCACCAAACGGGCCTGCTACCGGGGACCTCGATGGCTTGTATCCAAACCCAGTTATTCGTGTAGGCAAGGGAGTCTTCAACAGGAACTCGGCCTACAACTTGAACCAGCTTACGCTCAACACGAACGAGCAGATCATGCAGGAGCTGCAGTGGTCGAGTAGGGGCGGCTCGTTCTTGATTCTGGCGGGCGTGCATGGGAGGTACATGCAGGCCCCGACTTTGCCATGCGGCATAACTTCGGTGATTCGCGTGGGTGGTACTGCGGGCACCATTGGTGGCACGACGGTGTCGTGGCAAGTCGTGGGAACGACAGGGGTGCCAGGCTCGCAGACGCCTAACGGGACGGTCCCATTCTGTGTCACGCATGGGTACGTGTCTTCGGGCCAAGCAACGGGCCCGCACTTGGTTCAAATGACTGTGGGCATGACGGGCCAACCGACTGCTGGCCTAAACCAGGCCGACTCTAGTTGGATCGCGATAATGGAGATGGCATGACAATCGAGGAACGATGCAAGATGCTAGAAGATAGGCTCGCGGAACGTCGCAACTTGCTGGCCCAAACGCAGCGCGAGTGCTTCCAGCTCGAGGGGGCCATCCTGGCCCTGAGGGAGTTCATCAATGAACCCAGTGGTGAATCCGCAGCTGTACGACGACCTGAAGGCGGAAATCATTCAGCGACTGGGGAACCGCCAGGACCTGACGGATCGGGTGGACCAGTGGGCGATGGACGCATTCACGGAGTTGACGCAAGCTCCGAAGGCTAGCTTCCGTGAGCTAGACGCACTGTACCAACCAACGGTCACGTCGGGTACGTCGAAGATTACCGTCCCTGCAGACTTCTGGTTCATCCTGTCGATGCGTGACGTATGGCGCAAGCTAGACCAGATCCACTGGCAGGTCATTGACCGCACGTATCGGGCGACTGGGATACCTACGCGCTACGCGCGGTTCCAAGATCAGATCGAGTTGGATCCTATCCCTAACCAGGACATTGAGTACCGCATCAGGTACAGGAAGCGCCTCCCCAAGCTAGCGGAGGGCATGATTGTCCCGCTAGAGAGGGAGTGGCATGAGTTGCTTGTGACCCTGACGGTCGCGAAGGGACTCAGCGCACTCCAACGGTACGAGGAATCGGCGGGGCACCGGCAGATGGTCGATGCGGACATGCTATCGAGGCAAGACCTCTTGACCCTTGAAGAGGATAACTATGAGTCAACCATTGGCATCCGCTTCAAATGACTGAAGCAGCAAGCAGATCCGAGGCGGGGTGGGGCGGGGTGGTCCGGCTGCTCGCTGATGGGGTGGTCCGGCCGTAATGGCCCAACAAGTCTTCACTCGCTACGGTGTACCATCGAAGGGCCTGTGGACCAGTGCGGCCGCCGACTCGATCGGTCCCGAGTACACGCCCTGGTGCCAAAACGTGCGCTTTCGCTTCGGGCGTGTGGTCCGGACGCCCGGCCGGTCGAAGGCGCTGCAGACCATGGCGAGCGATGTGAACATAATCGACTTCGCGATCCACACCCGCGAAGACGGCACGAGGGATTATTGGACGCTCGAGAAGAAAGGCGCCGCAAACCAAATCTCTCTGTTTGATGCTGGGAGCAATTCATTCGGCACAACGCAGTCCCTGCCAATGACGACGGCCTTTGGCTCCCGCTACAGCTGGACACAGGGCGAAGAGAAGCTTTTCGTTTGTAGGGCGAGCGAGATCGTCGCAGTTGACTTCGACGGGACACTCATAACCCTGGAGCAGCTCACGGCCCCCAACGCCATGTTCGTTGAGTACTTCAAGAATCACCTGGTCGCAATGAACCTCGTAGGCCACGGGAACGTCTTGGGCCACTCGAATTGGATCCAGTGGTCCCGCGCGGCCAACTACAACGACTGGCAGCAAGGTGAGGACGCCCAGGGCATCATCCACGGGGGCCAGCTCGAGCTGTATGATGGAGCAGTGGAGCCCATCACTGGTGGGAAGGTTCTGAACGATCGTCTGGTAATCTATCGCAACTCATCGATTACGGATCTGAACGCGACGGGCGACGCTCTGAACGCCTTCCTGCCCGAGAATCGAGTCTTCGGCATTGGGTGCCTTCTGCCCTGGTCGTTGGTCTCGTTGGGCCAGTTCCACATATTCGTGGGCAACGATTTCAACATATATGCGTGGGATGGCGCCAACTTGGATCCCATTGGCTCTCCCATTCATCAGTATGTGCGCCAGCTATTCGACCCATACACCGCGACAGACGCGCTGCACATACCCTTCGCCGCCGCATTTCGAGGCTTCAAGGAGTATTGGCTCGTCATACCCGAGCGGGGCACAGAGAATCATATTGTCCTGATCTATGACTACTATCGCAACTCGTGGACTCGTGATGTGTTCACGAGCCTGTACGCCCTGATGGAGAGCATCCAGATGGGCCCGACGGGCACGCGGGGCTTCGACGCGACGGGCTTCCCGATGATGTACCCGCTGCTGTTCGCGGGGGCGGGGAACGACTTCTTCATGATCGATGAGCGAGTGACTGGCGATTGGTACGACGATCCCCAAAATGGGGGGATGGACATGTTCTTCGACACGCCGGACATGTACTACGCCCAGAATGGGATGGGCAATGGGACCCTCGAGCGCATGGTCATATCGAGCGACCTGCCCCGCCACGGTGGGGAGCCTCCGTACGAGCTACTCGTGAGCGTAGACCGAGGGAACTCCTTCCCGTATGGCGTGGTTATCGTCCCGGAGGACCGGCATTGGGGCTTCGAGTTTGCTGACACTAATCTAACATCGAACGTTCGGCGGTACAGGTTCTTTTACCCCAAGCAGAATGGGCCAGCTGCGCCCACATTGAGAGCGTACACCGATGTCTACATCCCAAGCGGAGAGTTCTTCCCCATCAACCAACTCCTCAATCCCCAAGACCCTAATATTCCGACCACTGGTTCTGTCGAAAGGAAAGATGGAGTACCT